AGGTCCAGTAGTACCTGCTGCACCTTGAGCCCCCTGCGCTCCCGTAGCTCCTTGAGCACCAGTTGAGCCTTGAGCACCAGTTGCGCCTTGCGTACCCTGCGCACCCTGCACACCGGTACTTCCTTGCGCCCCAACTGCACCCTGAGCCCCTGTAGCTCCTTGAGCCCCTGTAGCTCCCTGTGTTCCCTGTGCACCTTGTGCCCCAGTGGCCCCTTGGGCACCTGTAGCTCCCTGTGCTCCAGTAACTCCTTGAGTCCCCTGTGAACCTTGAGCACCTGTAGCCCCTTGTGCTCCATCATTACCTTGTGTTCCCTGGCTTCCTGTAGCCCCCTGAGCCCCAGTGCTCCCTTGTGCTCCGGTAGATCCTTGAGCCCCGGTAGATCCTTGAGCCCCTTGTGCTCCAGTAGTACCCAAATCACCCGTGCGAGAAAAACCAAACGACGTAAAGTCATTTGCAGAAAACGATCCAGCACTAGCAAGATGAGAAACTGTTAATTTGACATAACCCACTTCATCAACCAGGGCGGTCACGTTAAATAGAGCTAGATTTCCTGGTATATGTGGAGTTGTAAGTTGTACCTGCCCTTTAACCGTACTTGTAGAATCATCAAAGGTTAAGAGGACGGTCTCAACATTCACACCATGGGAATCTACATCATCAACATAAATTTCAGTTACAGATGCGAGGACAGCATTATTCAACCGTAACAACCCAGGGCCTGGATCTGCTGCGACTGTTGCAGTATCAAAATCATAATGCAACGTTAACCCTGGACTACCTCCTCGCTGAGCAACGAGATTCCAATCCGTTGTCCAACTAGCCCCTACCCCTGGCTCATTTGACGCAACAGGGATGTGATTAGTAATTGCGATATAAGTACTTCCGTTGTTCTGCACCATATCGTCAATTGAATAGTTACCCCCTGTGGTAACCCATTGACCTAACCATGAAGCTGAACCTCCGGCAGTACCTTGAAACCCTTGGTTTCCTTGAAAACCCTGAGCGCCTTGAGCACCAGTAGGTCCTTGAGATCCTGTAGTCCCCTGAGCCCCCGTAACCCCTTGGGCACCTTGAGATCCGGTAGCTCCCTGTGCTCCTGTAACCCCCTGTGCGCCTTGAGCACCTACATTACCCTGGGCTCCTTGAGAGCCAGTAGCCCCTTGGGATCCAGTAGCGCCTTGAGCACCAACTACACCTTGTGCTCCTTGAGCGCCCTGCGCGCCTTGCGCTCCTTGAGCGCCCTGAGTTCCTTGAGACCCAGTAGTCCCTACAGCGCCTTGAGTTCCTTGAGCCCCCTGACTCCCTTGTGCGCCATCATTACCCTGTGATCCAGTTGAACCTTGCGCACCGTTAGACCCTTGTGGCCCCTGTGCTCCAATATTGCCTTGAGGACCTTGTGCACCCTGCGCACCTGAAGTTCCGGCATCACCAGTACGAAAAAAGGCAACGCCCACCTCCACAGCAGCGGGGATAGAATTACCTGAAAGATAAGTAACATCGAGGGTAAACCACCCGACGTTCTCGGTTACACCAGTAACTTCAAAAAGGGCAAAGTTCTGTAAATTCAAAGCCTCTTGAATCTGAACAATACCGCCAACCAGTGAGTTTGAGTCGTCAAAAGTTCTCAACCACGCTTGTACATCTGTACCCCCAACAGCCTTATCATCGAGGTACATCTGAGTAACGGTACCCACTCCAGCGGCCTGGTTATACCGCATAAACGAAGAACCAGGATCAGAATCAACTTGGGAAGTAGGATCAAAGTTATAAGCAATACCTGCGGCACTACTACCCCCACCGCCACCTCCACCACCAGCTCCTTGCGGGCCTTGAGGACCAGGCAATCCTATCTCAACAACATCAACAATCTCACCACCGAGAACGAGTCTACGAATTGCCATGTTTGTTACCTAGTCACATCCCAATCAAGCACGACCTGTCCTTGCAGAAGTCGCACAGCATAGATGGCACCACCATCGGGGGGATAAAGTTCAATGTCATACCAACCCTTACGCCATTCATAAAGGCTAGTGTCATCGTCAACGGATACCACCCCAGTAGAACCACTGGGCTGAATAGTGATAGTTCCAAGGGTAGTTGAGTATTCTTGAAGGGGCGGATCTTCAGCCTCACGATGATCTCTGATCATCATCCGGGCCGTCCATCCCGTTATATCTCGGGGGACTCGATTAGCGTCAAGCCAGCGAAACGTAAGTACGTTTGAAGTACCTCGCTCTATTAGGAGGTCACGTACACCTGCTGCTGTTGCCACGTTTTCACCGCATCAGCTTTCTCAGGTTCATCAGCTCTACGTCATGACGATATGCATCGGTGTTCATATATTCAGCTTCCCACTCATCCTCAGAGCGGTCACTTTCGAAGCGAAACTTGCCTTCTATGAACCCGAGAAATTGTATCCCCTTGATTTTAATGTAGGCCGCGAGCCCGAGTTTGCGCGTTTGTAAAGCCATCTCACACTCCATCTCATACACAAGAACCAGCGAGGGCTCGCTCAACGAGTCCGAGTGTACATGTACTTAAATTCGAAATACAGGAATCTGTGCTTCAGACTTGAGTTTTCCCGTAATGTTCTCACTCTCTACCCTAACCCTATCTCCTGCAACTAGTTGCAATCCAACAGGTATATCGAGAGATTTAACACCATAACGTGTAGACACAATAGCCGTGGACTCCCCCACAAGTTCTATAACGGTACCTGAGGTTGAACGACCCCTTTCAAATCTCTTCTTTAACTCAACCACAGGATGTGTCATTAGAAGTCAACCTCACGCTCTATTACTAGGTTCGTTATCGCTCCAGTTGGCGAGATCTCATGGTTTATCCCAACAACCTTAGCTCGATACGTCAAACCTTGTAGTGCATCAGATATCTCAATGAGATCCCCTAGTCTCACATTTGATCGATATACCGTCTGATAGCGAATGTCAGACTTGTTAGAAGCTCGTTGATCTAATTCCGCCCGACCTCTTGAAAGACCTACAAAGATCTCAGTAACCAGCGGGTCAACGATATCGTCTCCCTGCCTATCCCCTAAATCTCTAAAAACAACGATATCAACCATTAGCCTGGAGTCGTTCCTTGAATATAAGCAAGCACGGGAAACTCCGTCTCACCGTTCAATGGGAATGGCACATTCGATATCCTATAGGCTCTATAAAAACTGTTATACGTCACTCTGTTAACACCTGGGTTATTCCCCCCAGCATCAGCAGCCTTCACGCTTGTTTCTCCAATCAACGTTAGAGCCCCAAGATCATTACCTAACCACTTCTGAGTTTGAAACGATCCATTTATAGGCTTAGTCAGGGATACATTGTCTTGATTTGAAAACTGTAAGTCCTGCTCTACGAAGAAGTTGCCCTGCCCTAAAGGGGTAACTACCCCTGCCGAAACAGTAACAGACGTTATAGTCACATTAGTCGTTTTGAATATCAGAAAGACGGGTGAATCCCCTGGACCAAAAGTCGTCTTACCCCCGTTAAAACCATCACTACGACCATCGACCTCAGCAGTTAATACAGAACCAGATCCAGATCCACCGACCTGGAAATTGACTACTAGAGTAGTGGTGACTTCAGCCATTTAGGATGTGCTCACACTGAGAGAAAATCTACGCATTCTCGTCTATTACAAGATACTGCACCTGTATCGGTGTCAGACTCTCAGTCCTCCAATGTTTAGCTCTAGTAGTATAAGTTACCTCCACCAAACTATGAGTTGTAAGCGGGGTGGTCCCTATACTGGTAGCCGTCACTGTAGTTGAATCTGGTTCGAAAGACAGCCCCCCAAGATTCACCTCCATCCAATCGATATTGGTGATCTGAGCTATTCCAAACTGAACGGATCCTGTTCCTTCTCTAATTTCGATGATTTCCGTTTTAACCTGTAAAATGTCAAACGGAACCTGGGGGTTAAGGATGATATTGGTCGGCCCAGTATGTTCCAGAACAATAGAACGATATGGTGATGGGTAGACGAACAAGTCACCTCTGAGGCCAGAATCGTCATCTGCTTCAAAGACAATTCGATCACGGAAAGCCGAGTCCGAGGTGTCACGAATTCTAATTCGATTAACAATCTCTTGGTTCCTGATACCCTCAGCAACTGCAAGGATGGAATCGTTTTCAGTGTAGACGTGAGCTGGCGTAGCTGTTGAGTAGTCAACAAGTGATACAGGGTACAAATGTCGTACTCTGATAGTCCCATCCGGATTGGCTTCAAGTCTTCCACCCGCAGCCTCTACAATCTTGGATGCCAACTCAACTGGACTAGCGTTGTCTCCTGCTAACCGATTTGCAGGAATAACCCAGTCAACGATATCCCATTGAACCGTAGTCCCTAGAATCTGGTCAACAGCCGCATTTGCCCCAATAACTCCAAAAGTCTGATTGATGGGGCTTGCTATGGGTACGTCAAACCGTGCAGCAACTCCCAATAATTCGAGCTGTGCACTAGCTCCAGCAGGAGAATTCCTGTCCAGCGACTTCGACTGAACAATCATGTTGTAAGTTTCTCCATAGATGTCTAATTGAACGTCCTCATTAAACTGGAATCGCCCATAATCAGTAACATCTGCTAAGAGGATACGACCCCTCCAGTTGAATCCACCCTCATCTATTTCTACTGACCCCTGCTGAAGACCTATCTGCTCACCTTCATGAGTCATGATAATAGCGTTCGTTACATCAAGCGTGGTGTTATCTTCTAAGTTGTAAATGATCTTGAATCCTGGTGGTTGTCCAGTTCCCCCAAAAGGACCAACCACGGGATTGAAATTCAAAATACTGTAAACAATATCAAACGCACTGTTCGCAGTTGTAACAAGCGGTGCAGGAATCTCATGTGGTCCAGTCACCCGTTGAGTCATGTTGTAGGTGATCTCAAACGCGCTATTCAGTGCAACTGGTTGCAATATCTCAAACGGCGTGTTCACTACGTCATTTACATAGCTGTAGATAACCTCGAATGGAGTATTAACTACAACGCCCAAAGGCACGGAAATGGTCTGTGCTCCAGTAACCAAATCCCCTAATGAAATGGTGAACCCGGTATCAACTACAAGACCGTTCTGTAAGACAAACCCTTCCCCAGACCCTACATCTACTGGAAGTCTTGTAGGAATCTCATATGGGAAGGTGAGCGATACCCCGTGAGAGTATCTATGGATATTTGCTGAAAGGTTAGGAGTAGTCTGATTACGCAGATACCCAAATTCAAACGAGGTGGACTCTACAGGAGTCGGAGGACTGACTGCCCCAACGGGTGCGTTAATCGCATTGCCGTTAACTACACCGTCGTTTATTGCCATTGTCGATCCGGGTAAAACAAATCATAGAACCAAGAATTATTGGCTCGGAGCCTAGCACAGACATCCTCCCCCAGCACTTCCACAAAATCCTCAGCTATGGGACAAATGGTATTTTTAATGTCATGCAATCCACGCATACCGTAAGCAATGTCATGCTCATAGATCACTTGGTCCACGAACTCCATATCATGATCATATAAAGGCTTCTCGATATACCTGTATATGCCCTGTATCACTTCACCTGGACTCTGAGTCAAATCCTCTGCTCGCACGACATGACAAGATGTTATAAATCCTCTCTTAACGGACTCAAAAACAAGCTTCAAACTGATCCCGACAACCCCTTGAGTCATCCAATTCAATACCCTTTCATCTATGGTTGGTTGCATCACAGGATCCATCTCCACCCCATGTCGCCTCATCCTCTTTTCCAGAGACGCACAAATACCTCTAGGATCTCTAACCATGATGACGACTTTAGGAGGATCAAACAGCCCAGACAGCAAATCCCATTCAGACAACCAAGCACGATTCTTATCTATGTACCACTCCGGCCCTCCCCAACCATCTATCAATCCTCGAAGACCTAACCCTAAAACCACTGGAGTAGTTTCATCGAGTCTCGCCCGATACATCTCACTCTTCAGCGCTGCACTTCTAGCCCCATTCACCATCTCCAAGAGAGGACTGGTCTCTCCTCCACTAAACATAGGATTCTGACGCAGCATATTAGCCAGCAGCGTAGACCCTGAGCGGGGAAGACCTGTTAAGAAAAGCGTGCTCAATAGATAATCTTCATCAGTTATCTAAGGCAGCAAAACCTTTGAAGTAGAATCGCCCGTGCAAGGCCCCAGTACCTCCCGCAGTCCCCGCTATGGTGATATCAAACCCGAGGCTACGCGTTCCATTAGGAGTAAGCGGGGTAAACACCTGACGGTCCAAGAGGGAGGCCAATCCAGTTACTGCTGTAGCCCCTAGAAGCTGCGCTCCCGCGCTCCCAAAGCCGAAGGTGATGGTAGGTAGAGTTGATACCGATGGTTGTGTCTTAGGGGGTCCTGGTGCGCCTGGGGCGTTGGAGAGAACAATCCCAATCTCATCTACATAAAATGACATACCCCCGACGCCCGCTCCAGGCGTTTGAAATACAGGAGTGATATCGAAGGACCCTATAGCAGTGAGATCTACAATGGGGGACATAATGATGGACTGTGCAGCACTATGATCAATCCTGTCATTGTTACCTCCAACAAGATTTGAATCACCAACATGAACAGCTTGAGTTGCTGCAATAATTGCTACACCTTGATCTCCTGTCCAACCAAAAGGAGAAAACACATTGTTACCTATTACAATGCTTCTATTGCCCCCACCAACCCCAGCATAGTACCCAATAGCTACATTGGCCCCAGCTTGAGACGTAACCCCTACAACAGTGCTATTACCAATAGCTATGTTGTTATTATTAGAAGCATAAGAAGCTGCCCCTGCCTGAGACCCAGGACCTAACACCACATTGTTAAGTCCTGAAACAGAAGTTGCAGCTCCAATACTCAAAGAATTGGCACTTGCTGCGGTACTAGCTTGGACAACATTTCCAATCATAATGTTATCTAGATTAGATCCGGTACTGATACCTCTACCGATGCCGATATTATCTGCACCCGCTACCGTATTGTCCCGACCTATTGCAATTGAATCTGATCCAGACGCCACTTCAGTAACAGCAGCTCTGGAAAGCTGGATATCAATGGCATTGGAACCCAAAGCATTATGTTCAGTCCCCACTACAGTGTTCAGGTTAGTCTTAATGAAGTCGTTGATACCTCCAACGGTTAAACGCATCTCTACCGCTGAACCCAAAGGGAACGCAAACGCAGTCGTACTTTCCTGAGCCCGAACTACGGCCTGAAACGTATCACTCGCTGCCGTATGTTCAGTAACCTTAACGATCTCAATGTTCCCTGATCCATCGTCCAACGTAATGAAACAATAATCAGTGCTATTAGCCGTAATAGCAGGAAAGAATGCACCTTCACCCGCACCCACAGAGAACGTAGTAGCTACTGCGGTAATTCCTGACGCAAGTAAACCAGTGGCGTTATTCGTAAAAAGTTGCATTACGGTAGCTCCATACAAACAGAGATGCAGCCCTGTACATCATCAAAATTGCCGATCTCCTCAATCGGAGTATTGGCGGGTACAGTGGCCCGAAACCATATGGCCTGACGTTCATTTGGTGCAAGATTGCCTAAAGCTAATTTAGCTGAAGTAGTAGGTTGACTGAACGTCACCCCTGATAGCTGTGTCGTTGTATCGCTATCATTAGCAAGGGGTCCAATGGCCACCCCTGTAACTGACCCATCCCCAATCCCCGCAGGATCCAGCCCCATAGCTACCTGGTCTCCAATGGAAGGATAAAGCGTATTGAACGGCTGATCAGAGAACCACAACTGAATATTATTAATGGTGTCCACTCCATTAATGTTACCTAGGTAATAGCATTTATAGATCTCGTACCCATTGAATGTTTCATCAACTGAAGTGGGGTTACGAAAGACAATCAAAGATGACGGAATAATAGTAATAGTCGTATCCAGAGTATCTACTCCCGGTAGAGACCCGGCTACTACATCAACAATTAAACGCCGCCCTTCATCAAACGACTGTGGGTTATTTTCTGGGATCTCAAATCGACCTCCAGCAGAAACATTAACCTCACTTCCAAAAGTTGATGACCCTATATTTGCTCCTCGCATTCCTCTATAAGCCAACGAAGTTGTTGCAGCGGTATAACGTAAAACCTTAACCCCAGCACCTACATCAGTCTCATCTCGTGTTAACCCACGACCTTCTACAGCCGACACACCAGTAATGAAAGTTAAACCATTGATCACCTGTTGCGCTACCTGAGTAATAACAATAGCACCACCCTGATCAGTTACTACCGGTCCGCCTGATCCAAGACCATCAGTAGATTTGAACAGGACTAAATCACGGGGATCTGCTGCCATGTCACAATGCCGGGGCTAACGTCTGAACTCTGATAATACTGTACACGTCCTCATACAAAGCAGCAGTTTGAGGGCTTATCACTCTGCGTAACCAAATAGGTTGAGCCTCCAAAGAAGCTAAATTGAATGCAACCCTAGTCGCATTAACAGCATGACTAAACGTAAGTCCAAACCCTGGAATTTGCGTCTGTGGATCTAACATTGCAGGAATCCCACCTAACGATAACAACGGCCCTTGAGCTACTCCAGTTGTGATGCCATCCCCAACTCCAGCCGTTGTATCAAGATCTAAAGATATCTCTGTAGCCAACGCAGCAAAATCAGGAAAACCACTGCGGGGTTCATAAGGTGGATTAGCCCCACTGAGTACCTGCACTCCAATAGCCGTATCAAGCAAGCTGGGGTTATAGATGTAAATACATCGGTAATCAGTTGCCCCAATAGATAACTCACTTGATTGAGTATCATCCCAAAGATTCTCATCATTGACTGTAATAACCACATCACTAGTGGTATCAACGGTAGGAAGAATAGATTCATTGACATCAACTACTACTATCATTCCTCCAGTAGTAAAACTGTCTGCCTCTAAAACGAAACGTCCTCCAGCAGATACATCAACCGCAGCCCCTACAACCCCAGTCACAATATTCTTCCACGCTAACGTGGTGCCCGAGAACGTATAGACCAATTGTTGAGGAACATTGTTAACGTCGTAGTTATCTCCCCGCACACCACACACTTTGAAGATGGTGACTCCAGCAATATCAGTACCCCCAGTGGCTATAGCAGGATCAATCCTGCCCCCCATTGCACCACCAACGGATAGCTCTGGGTTAATGTTCCCTGCACCCCCAGAATACCTCCACTCTAAATCATATGCTTGAAGTGCCACTATGCCATACCTAGTACGTCGACATGCCTTCCCGTGTCACTAACAACCCCCAACCCAACAGCAAGTTGGATATCTCCATCAGTCCAATAATTCTCTAAACCTAACGCTTGCAATCTACCTGTGACGTGATCCTCATCGTCATATAGATCCCCTTGATTATTGACCAACGGCGTGTCATTCGGAGAGATCCCTGTTGAGACAAACGTGTCTACCCACTCCTCTGGTCTAATAACTTCCATATCGACTACAAAGCTTTCTTCTGGAATGTCTACGACATTATGAGGAGACCCTTGCATACGATACCCGGTAGGTGTGAGTACCCCAAAAACAGAAACACGAGTTAAGAGCCTTACTCCATCCATGGTATTTTCCATGGTGGTAAAAAAGTTGTCCGTTCTCGATTGAAACGCACTGGGATCTATAAATACAGGATCTTGAATAGCCCCAGGGCCAAGTTGAAAACTTAATAACCTGGTTTCCAACGTATTAAAAGTGCTAAGAATAGAGTTCTTTTTCCCTACCCTATACCCTCCGGTATAACTGATAGTGACCTGACGATCTACTAGGTTAATGAGTTCTTCTGTACGTACACGATTCTCATAAGCCCCACTCCAATACCCAGAGATCACTTCTAACCACTGAATATGAAATAGTTGATCTGTATCAAAATTCGAAGTAGACCCTACATCAGGACCAGTAAAAATCTGATCCCTTAATGTAAGAGCCTCACCAGAACTCCATTTCAATACAGTTGACCCTATGTCACTTACGACACCAAGACTCACATCACCTTCAGGACCTAATGGATCTCCAGGCCCTAATACTTCAGTTATTTCAAATACCTGAGCACGAGTCCCCCCAATTGAAACATACTCAATCTGATCACTGTCGTTGTAATCACATGCAATCGGAATGTCTATCTCGGTGTCCGTACTTAACAACGTATGAAATGTCCGACGTGCATACCCCTTACGATGCAAGGTGATGGTATCCAAAGTAGTACCCGTAATATTCGCCTTACCTACAGATCCATAAGCTTGAAAGTTCTGCCCAGCAGGTAACGCAGGAAGAGGATCTACGCCTGAAGGTTGGGGGGTCATCCCAATGAAACACAGCTCAGTACAATCCGAATTAAACTTCACCCACTGTGCAGCAAGCACAGCCATGTTTGGCCCTGTATTCTGCGCTCCTGAAAATATCTCGGGGTCATACATCATAGTGCTTTGATTGATCACACTAGAATTGATTCGCGCTACCCCAAAAACGAACTCATCTTTAGTAGTGGGACTCTCATACAGATACGCCATGTATAAGTAATCAATCTGGTCAATCGTCTTCAACCCCACACCACAGATAACAGGAGCATTTGATATAGGTAATGAAGACGAAACCCAATCTACAAGATTCAGATTTATCCAATCCCTTCCATCCTTACGAAGCTGCCCTGTGATATTGAATGTGTACATCGAATAATCGATTCCCGCTAACGGGTTAACATTCGCAAAATCCGGCGTATACGAAGTCGCTACAGGACCAGGGATATCCCCTCGAAAAGGACCTCCAGTCCCCACGATACACACTACATCGTTAGAATTTCTTCCAGACCGCCACAATACAACCCCAATGTTCGTATCTATCCCATACTTAAACGTAGCGGGAGGTGCACCATCTGGGTTCTCCATAAGTATCTGATAGGGGTTGCCGTTCTGTACCCCCAAGGGTGGATTATTCAAAGCCCCTTGGGAGTCCCTGAAAGGGGCACCATACCCATTAGGAGATTGATCCGATATAGCCCGAAGGATAACTCCTCTATTTCCCCCCAAAACGAACTGAATGATGCGACCTTCAGGCACATCTTGAACCATACTGTGAACAACCGCAGGCATCAGATACCGAACCTTTGTTGAGCATCCGTTATACCAGACTGAACACTAGGTTGTGCTAAGTCTTCTACCGTGACACCCCCACTACCTGGGGTAGCAATACGGATTTCAAACTCTGGTCTGTAACTCCCAGATCCAAAGAAAGGAGTCTCTTTGCGCACATTGAACCGTCGATGGTAAAACGACCCCCCCGCAGTCAATAGCCCCTGCTCATGAATGCGCTCATGCGTAATACTGGGTAGAGCAGGATCAGGCTTACCGTCAGAAAACGTGGGACTGCCAGCCTGACCTGTCCAATCAGGCGGAAATTCATAAGTATCTTCAGAATTCACGACAGCTTTTGAGATGACTCGATAGACCTCCTTGTCATCCTCTACCTCAAACGTGGTCAGTGGGACTTCATATAACGCAACGTTACCGTTCTCAAACGCACCAATGAATCCTTTTGTAACACGGGTACCGATTACACCACGAGCCCCAGTAATAATCTCAATCAGTGGCTCATAGTGATAAACGTAATAGTTAGTGGTGTAGTTCACCTCCATGTGGCCATAGATAGCGATGTTCGACTCTACCCCGTTGCGAGTGCCCCTAAGTTGAAGCCGAGTCGTCCCGCTACCTCCAGAACCTGGAGTGGGTACATCTAAGCCTACCCCACCCCCAACCAAGTTACCGTCAGAATCAAACAACATACCGAAGGACTGAAAACCGAATCCCCCAGTAATAGGGTACTTAGTGGTAGCAGTAGTGCCCCCTGAAAATTGAACTGCCTCAGTACAACTAAAGGACCCGAAGGCCCCCCGTAGAACGTTACCTATGTTCGCCCGTACTCTGAGACCCTGAAGTCCAGTAGCGGGATATAGGCGTACGTCATCGTTATTACCTAACGAAAAACCAGCTTGTGTCTCCCACAGTAACCGTCCTCCACCAAAGCCAATCTCTTCAGAGAACGGTACCTGTACGGTAGTCGTGAGTCGCGCCATTGTGCACCTAGTTGCAAATTACGGTGACTCACCCTGAAGCACCTGAATTGCCCTGTTACCAGTGACTGATGCTATTCCGGCTGGGATGTCTCTGAAACACCAGACTGCTGCTGCGGCTGGAGCAGTGTCGAAGGTAATAGTGTCACCTCCTGAGAACGTTCCTCCGAAACCAGCGGCTGGAAGGGTGAAGAAGGGTTTCCCGAAATTGCTGTTAACGGGGGCGAAGTTGCTACCGATTGTGCCAGCACCGACACTTCCCTCGATGGCACCGACACATGTGAAGTTCGTTGCATCAGAAAACGTGATTGTCCAACCGTCATTGACTGTACCCTCATTGTCCATCTCAAGCGGATTGGTCACCTCATCAAAAGTGCCTGCCCCAGAAGTGACTACAAAGTTGGAAAATGTACCGACCAAAGTCCCCACCGGGAGAACAGAAGCCACCCGTGTACTCGCCGCAAGGAAGGCGGGTCCAATGGGGGCGGTAACGGTGAGCGTCCACACATTACCAACTGGTCCTGAGACGCCGCCAACTGCAATAGTGGCGAAGACTTCGTTGTTAGCAACATCATCAACATCAGTACGATCAGAGATACGGATACTATCCCCATCAGCGAATACAGTTGGTTGATTGCCTCCCGTATGGCTGTGAACAGTGACGGCAAGAGTGGTTGCCCCAGCGAGAATATCTGCATTCAATTGACCTGATGCATAAAACCTAGAATTAGGGGTGTTGACTGGAAGATCCCCAGTAATAGGCTCCCACGCAGACTGAACGTCTATCTGATCCCCTAACCAGAAATATACGTCATCGTCGCCTTGCGTGTAATTCTCCTGATAAATCACGGAGTTCAACAAAGGGAGCCCCTGAGGAGTCGTTGCTTCAGCATTTTTGAAGTACAGCTTTCTGAACTTCTGTGACCCAGCGAGACGCTCTGCTTCCGCCGCATTAGGGAATACATTACCAACTACACCAGAGACGAGTTGATTGGAAGTCATCCTACCACCGTTACTACTGGTGTCATTGATGAACTCTGGTGCATACACCTTGAGATCAGCTCGTACGATTGGCATGGGTTACTCCTAAACCGTCATCAATTTGATAGTAGCCGTAAAGTAGTCAGCAGACTGGGCCATCTGTCGAGGAATCAATGGTACTGCATTGAACGCAGGGGCTTCATCATGTCTAAACTGCACATTCTCGGTTATTTCAGTCAGTAACCGCAGTTCAACATAATCTATTTGCCCTATGAACGCAGAATCAGCAGACATAGAAAACGTCCCAACACCCCCCACATTGTCTTCTTGAATCACCTCAGTGAATACCCCATCACTAGACACCGGGGTGCCTGCAACTGTAATAAACCCTGGGGTTACTGTTCCCGCAGTATAACCAGAGACACGATACTTAACTTCATACTTAGAATTGTCTCTATTGCTAATACCTGCTTGTGAAATGGAAACCGCACCCACTTGGCTCCCATCTATTGTCGCGTAACCATTTGCGATACTCCATGGGGCTACCACAACCCACGTACCAACCTGATCAAATGTAGGTTGATCAAGTAACTGAGTACCCAGACGTGGGATCACTAGAGAATAAATAGCTCCTGCCACGTCAGCTAATGCTGCCATCTGTTCGACTTGAGTCAAGGTCAACCATCCCTGGTCTTCAGTCGCAACCAACGTAATAGGACGCCCTTTGATAAGAGACGCATTGAAGGTTACAACATTACCCCCTAGCGTACGCGTGACCGTCTTATCCGCTGTCTGAAAAGACCATCTATCTTCCCAAAACAAATTATTATTCAGCGTGATCCCATTAAGAGTAAGAATACTCATACTCCACCCCCACCAAGAGTCTTGGAAAGGTCATTGAGAGACCGAACTACAGAATCAACAGTCTTACGATCACCCGTCAAAGTACCAATATTCTGCCCTTGAATGGTTAAGTCCAACGCCACCTTTTCCGTAATCCTCTCCTGTTGACGCACACTTGCTGGACGTTCACTTGCAGGTTTATTAGGTAGGTTAGATATGAGCTGTCCACCATCCTGCATACGCACGTAGTTGTTATTTATGGATCCCACAGCGCCACCAAGCCGTCTCTGAGCATTTCCGATATTAAGAAGAGCAGATACCTTGTTTTGATTCCCTGCCATCATGGCATTCAACATAGGTAGGAAAGCTTTTGTTCGTTCCTTCCTAACAACAAACGACCCAGAAGGTAAAGTCATAGGACGACGATCACCCCCACCATACCCTGGTATCTTTCCAAACCCCCTACGTCTTCCTTTAGGTAAAGCACCCTTAATCTCTTTCATACGATTGATGATAGGAAGGATCTGATTCTGGGTACCTGAGTTAATAGCATTGAGCAACGGCATGAAATTACGTGCTTTATCCGCTGGAATGATGAACTCACCATCTTCCACTAATGCGGGAACAGTCCCACCAACACGAAACTTCAATCTGTTCTGAGTAAAATGCCTCTTAGCTGACTCGTGCACCCGCTTCAGTTCTTCATCGAGATGCTTAACTTTACCCCCCGCTTGGTATTTAACACGCTGCGTTAGACCAGGGAGGGACTTAACAGCTCCGCCATACTTGAACGCAATCCTCTGTAGTAGATTTCCATCTATACCTGGGACAGATCCCCCACCACTGAGAAACAAGTCATTAGGTAGAACAATTCCACCTTCCTGAGCCCCACGCCTAACATTAACAACAATATCCACCGACTTTGAATCAGGAATACGCCTATTAATGATCTCGGAAACAGTATTGAGCTTACGCTCTGCTGCTGAGGTCTGTGCATCAACATTAATCTTAGCCGTACTTAAAGTCTTGATTTTGGCCTGAAGCTCTTCAATCTTCTTTTTCGTTATATCTACCGCAGCCTGTTCTTTGACCCGCTGATCTTTAGTCTTCTTGATTTCTTCAGTGGCCTTACGCTCAGACTCAGCTTTATTAAGAGACTGCTTCGCAACATTTTCTTCAGCTCTCTGTATCAAACGTAGCTGGGTGATTTGCTGATCTCTATCAGTTATCTGATTAGCAATCTCTCTAGCCGAGTCAAGAGCAGCCTGAGCTTTCTTCCTCTCTGCCTCCGTAGTCGCATTAGCCGCAGCCTTATCAGCAATCGCAATAGAGGCCCTGACGCTAGCTATCTGAGCAAATACACTCTGCTGCTCTTGGGTACTGCCTAGAACAGCATTACGAATGTCATTCTCAATAGCGATAATGCGCTGAGCATTTTCAGCAGCAATCTGTACTCGTAACGCGGAACCTTCAGTTTGTAGGGCAGCATTACGTTTCCTAATATCAGCAATACGCTTGGTACTTGCCTCAACTAGCGCTTCATTTTGTGCTTGTAATGCTTGTAAATTGGCTAACCGCTCTTCAAGACCTGCCTTTTGTATGGCGTTCTCTTCATTGATGAACTGCTGTAGCTTACGATTAGCTTCGTTCTGGATAGTCTCTCGTGCTTGAAACGCCTGTTGTAGTGGAACAGTGAAAGCATCACGTAAACGAGATGACACTGCCTGAACGTCCCCTACATCAACCGTACCTTCACGTAATCCTCGTTGTAACCTCTCTACCTCAGAAATAGCCTCATCTACCTGACTCTTTACCGCTGCTGGATCTAAGATCCCCAACTTACCCTGATCTTGAATCCCCTGAATGATGGTATTCAATAACCGAGCAGAGTCTTCTTGATCAATTACGCCTTGTCGTAAATCATTACGAAATAAGGCTATCTCTGTACGCGCTTGCCTCGATTGCTCACGTATAGTATCAACATTGATCAGATCAGTTTCTTGTGCCTTTTTGAATACAGCATCTAAAGACTGATCAATGCGTGCCAAATTAGACACAATGGCAGCATCACCCAATGCCCCTAGTTTTGTCCTAGACTCAGCCACAGTAGGAATCAGTTGCCCAAATAATTTGAGCAGTGACCCTAGCCCCTCATTGATAATTGAGAATGGATTGATCCCAATTGCGTCCTCAATATCACTACCAAGAATGGTAAAGATGTTATGTAGCTGATCTAACCTAGTTAGAAGCAACTCAAGAGCTGGCCCTCCAAGAGCTGCTCCCACACTAAAAGCTGCAAGCGGGAGAAATGCACTTCTTACCGCAATCAACGCTGCCCTAAGAGCCCCAAATGCCCCTGTGGCCGCCGTAGCCCCTGTAGCCGCTGCTGTCGCCCCTGCTCCTGCTGCCGTTGCTCCTGCTGCCGCTGCTGAGCCTGCTGCCCCTACTCCTAAGAGACTTGCTGCAAACGGAGCAATTAAGGATGCAAGACCACTAAAAGCAATAACAACTATTCCAAGCACCGTGACAAGTGCCGCTGCCGCTGCCGAAATGACAATGAACTGTTGTCCACCTTCACTCAGTGATTTGAAAAAATCAGATATCCCCGCAGCAACCTGAGTTAGCTTCTGGACTAGATTACGTAAGGACGGCGCTAATGACTGTCCAATTTCGATAAATAGATCATTTATCGCTGACGTAAGTTTTCTGAAATCCCCCTCTAAGTTGTTCTCACGTAACGTGGCTATTCGGGCTGCTGCTCCTTCAGAGGAAATACCCAACTCCTCGACGGAAGCCTTGGCTTTATCAAAGTTGGATACAAGAACGGTGCCTGCCGCAGCCGCTCTTAAACCGAAGATATCTGCTGCATCAGCCGCACTGATCTGAGCCTTACCCAGATCATTAAGAACATCTAGCGTAGGTCTTGTATTCCCCTCTATATCAATAACAGCTACCCCTAACCGTTCAAGAGCATCTGCTGCTGCTTTCGGTGGGTTCTGTAGCCTTAAAAAGATATTACGTAATGCTGTCCCTGCCTCACCCCCTCTAATACCTGCATCAGCTAGAACTGCCAACGTACCACTGACTTGTTGGATATTTAATCCAATAGAGTTAGCAATAGGACCTACAGCTTTGAATGCTTCTGCAAGCTGACTAACATTAGTGTTCGCATTTGAAGCTGTGAACGCCAGGGTATCGTTAACCTTACCTAAGTCTGATACCTTTAGTTGAAATGCAGCAAGTACATTGGTGGCTATATCAGACGCTTGGGCCAGAGAAAGGCCCCCTGCCGATGCGAGTTGTAACGTACCCGCCAACGCCTGATTAGCTTCAGAAACTGATAACCCAGCCTGGGCAAGAAACACCAAACCTTGGGCTGCCTCTACCGCAGTAAACCTAGTAGTGGCCCCCAAATTACGTGTAGTGGCTTCTAACGTAGTAAGGTCAGTAGCTGTTGCCCCTGATACCGCTTGTACTTGAGAAAGCGCCGTAGAAAGATTTGAAGCCTGAACTACAGACGTACCAAACAAGGCACTACCTGCGGCCCCGATCCCCGTAAGAGCGCGTCCTACGCGTCCTCCTACCTCAGCTATGCGATTGAGCCTGGATTCAAGTTCACGAGACTGACGTTGGGCTCTTTGAAGTTGGTCTGCAAGATTCCCAACTCCTCTCCCTGCTCGGGAGATATTAGCACGACCCGCTACATTCAGATTGGATTCTAATTCCTTAGCCGAAGCAGCAGCATCTGTAGTCTCTTGTTGGACTCCTCCAATATCACGTTTGAGCTGAGTAAACGCCTGACGACTCGCATTGCGCGCACGTAGGATTACCTCAATTACGCTTTCAGCCACTTACTTTCTGCGTCCTGTTAGAACATCAATTTCGTCAATTGTAGGTACATCAGGGCGGTCATGGGCTCTATGACCTCTATGCCCTCTATCTGGATCCAACGCATTCAAAAACTTCTTGAACTCATTCTTATCTGCATGGTACCCCGCTCTCACAGCCGAAGCGAGATTCATCAACTCATTTTGGTGCTCCTCCTGGATGAGTCTAGCGTAGGCGTAGAGCTTACGGAGGGGATACCTGATGACGGCATCGCTAGCATGCCCTCTGCTGACAAGCGATTGGCACGCTCTTCCGGTGATTCGTTCGAACTCTGCCCAGTTAACTGATTTGCCAGTGATTCCGCCCCTTGTGTTAGGGCGGCGATTACGTTTCCCAAGTCGTCCCCAGATACAGCCGTCAAAGTCCAAATTTTCATTAGAGCATTGAGCTGAACACCCATCGGGAGAATACGCACCTTCTCTAGTTGATCTCTCTCATCCGCTGCTGAACAGATCATCGCAGCAACGAATTCAGGTGCCTTTGTTACTAACTCCACAAAGTTCACCTCCGATCCTGAAAACGTAGCCTTCACCTCCTCCTCATGCTCTTTAAGCATCTCAACCACGTCAGCCAAACTCAAACCTCGAACATCGAACAACTCTTTGCCCTCATGTTCGACCGTCTCTCTCTCAACCACTAGATCGGCTAAGGCCATCTCTCTTTCTCCACATAAAACAAGGGGGGCATGAAGCCCCCCAAGAGTGCAACTAGTTGCACTAACTCGTCAAGTTGCTTAGAGCGGGTTCGTGAAGCGCCCTTGCAGTTGCCTTATCTCGAAGAACTGATTCCCAGCCGCGCGCAAGCTGTCTTGCTGTACGGACAACGAAACTTCCATCTGGGTGATCTCATCAGTGATAATCGCCAATTCTGCAAGCGGGTTAGCCTGCACCTTGAAAGCGCTCAACTGCACCGGGTTGTTGGAGTCCACAGTATTGAGCCCTGCAAACTCTGCCCATTTAAGTGAGCCAGACGAAGCCGTGAACGCATTCACCGAGGTGTGACCCCCATGATCGTAATCGAAAAAAAGGTTCTGGGCATCAGCAATGTTATTCGCAGCCGCATTAGCAGTTTGATCGGCATCAGAATAGATGAACACCATACCGTGCTCTTCATCTACTTCATAATTCTTGCCGAGTTCATAAGTAATCGTTGGAATTGCATCATCACCAACAACAATCGTGAGAGCAGTGACATTAATGTTGTCCAACCGAATCCAGCTCCCATGCCCCGACGTGGGAACCGAAGCTAAGTGCTGCTCATCCGCGACGGATGCACCTACGACTTCAGATCCTTGGCCCAACAGCGCAAGAGCGAGATTATCCCGGTCAATAGACTCAAACGTAACCGTAAGGGTTGCATTCAACTCCTGCACAATGGTGAGGTCAATCGAGCGTGCGCCAGTCTGACACTCTTTGTGATCAAAGTCAGTGGTTTCAAGTCCAATGGACGCAATACATATATTGCCCACTGGCTTGAATCCGCCATCCGGAAGTCCGGTAACGGCGTTTCTGTCGGACAAGAAGAAAACTCCTTGGCCGCTCAAGTATTGGCTTTCGCGGAAGCCAGTAAGTGTAGTTGCCATCTGGCATTACTCCTTGTCGGCAGTATCAGATTAGAACGTGGACTCGACTGCGCCAGCACCTGACTCTTCCGGGTCTTTACTAAGTGCATCCGTCGCGGAGTCGTATACGTGGCTTGAACAACGCGGTCTTACGATCCACATTATCTACCTCACGAACCGCTCCTGTCACCTCAATAGCAGTTCCGGTTCTCAAGTACCAATCCCTCTTAGATCGTGGGACCTGAATCTCCGAACCTGTTGGTAAAGCCAGTCTCCCTCTGGTGTGAGGCTTGATTAGCTTCATCTTCACAGTATCGGCCATATCCAACTCCTAACCTAGCAATGGAACCCTCAGCGCCCATCTTTGGACATACACAATCTGTGACCTGAACTGTTGGCTAGCATTCCTGCCCCCCGGTCCTCCGGAAAAAGTCAGCTCAGTAGGCAGCTCGGACACAAACCTGAATGGTCTCGGAGTAAAGCCAGGACACTTTAACAAAAGTGCTCTACGGGTTAAATCGAGAAGATACGTTGTATCTAGCCACTGTTCACCATCTTCCCCTCTAGCTTCCTGGTGATTGATAACATAGATATCAAAGTACAAGTCCGACAACTGATTAATAGACTCCTTAATATTTCCCTGTCTAGTTGCCTCCAGCGCTCGCATACCTAAGTACGCAACACCGATTAAAGGTCTACCTTCACGCCCTATGGCTTGAAACAGATCATCCTGCTTGTAAACCCCCACCACCTTATTCTCAATGGGCTCCACTTCAGTCTGAAGCACATTCATGAGAAAGGCTAACGTCTCACTGATGACATCTAGTAAAGGTTTACCCACCTAGCAACGCCTCGATCTTATTCTTAAATACGAGGGAAGCAATCTCTACATCATCACCACTAAACCCTATAAACGTACGCTTAGGTAACCCATTCAACCCTTCCTGGTGCTGAAGACCATACTCCACATCTGTGCCAATACCGACCTCATTCGAACCACGGTCGAACAATTGTATAGAGTGAAACAAGTTACCAGTATCAAACAAAGTACCGCCATCACGGCCACTAGCACGACGAAGACGAGCAGCAGCAGACTCCGGCCACTTACGCCCATCAGGGTCGGTTTGGTCAAGGAACCGTGTACGAATTCGGTTGAGAAGGACAGCAGCCGCATCCTCCAAGGCTTCATTGAAATCAACGTGTTCAAGGGAGTTAATCTTAAATTCAAGATCATTTACTCCCGTGACTTCAATATCAAGCAACAAGACTGCGTAACGGCGGAAGCGCCGTCCCTCTCTTTCTGAAGTGTCGCTCTAAGGTAGCTCGAAGATATTCAGGCCCTATAGTCGGAAGCTGCGCCTCAGCGTTCATCTCTCCATAACGGTTGAACGCCAAACTAGCAGCAATATCCTGCAACCAAGCAGGAACATTAGTGTAATAGTCTCCATGCGGCTCGTTTAACGTGTTCTGTGTCTCGAACCCAGCCGTGTAAGACACACGTACCCACCCCCGCCCGACTATAAGGGGGGAGAAAGTGTTATACGCACTCGTGTCAGCCGTATTCGTAACAATGACATGACCCTTCTCTAAGTCAGTCATGAACGATGTGGTGTCTAAAAGAGAAGCAGTATCCAAATCATTAACAGTGCCCGCTATACGAACTTCTGTAACGATTGGATCTGGAATTGCCGCAGGATCCTCGAACACAAACCCGTGAGACAGGGTAAGTTCTAGGATGTTAGGGAGATGAGGTTTGTAACCTCCAAGATCGAAAAAGTACGTATCCTCGACCGTAGCCCTATCAAAAGGAGTTTCAAGAAGCTCTTCAAGCTGTTGAGTTACATGCTCTAAAGAGATTTGAGTTAACAGAGCAACCTCAGCGCCACCGCCTAGTTGCCCCCGTTCACGTACTTTCTCCAGCCCTGTCAGCTTGGGTAGCATTCATCAAACCTCAACGGCTCCCCCACTATCGGACTCAATAGTTCCGACCGGAGCAACAGGATTCATATCAGGTGCCTTCTCAACAGGAAACTCTACCTCTACTGGCTCAACTGCTCCAGGTTTTTCTCCAATGACCTCACTGAAATAAGGCACACCCTTTGGACCACTCTGTTGAAGTAGCCAAGCCCCCAACGGGTCCTCCAGCTCATAGGTTATCGGCAAGCCGTTGTTTCCCACAGACTTGAACGTCAAACCATTAGTCTTCTGAAGATCCGGATTACGGCAGTTATAGTTAACAGCACCAGTGAGTTGAAGCTTCTTCATCTCTCTATCTCCTAAGCTTGATGGGTCTTCAATTAAATGAAGTATCCCTTAACTTACTCGTTCATCCATTGGAGCACTAGTTGATTGCCCGTACTGTTTACGGTCGCCAATTGGAAGGTCTCCTGCCCTTGAACAACGTCGCTTGATACATCAGAAGGTACCCCAGCGGTGTACATGATGGCGGACATAAGGGTAGAAGTTGGTTTCATGCCCGGTAGTGCAATGGGCGTGGCCGCAGCCGCACCAGCTGCTACAGCACTCTTGAAACGAGAGGTAAAAGGATGTGGCATGGAATTCTCCTAGCTTTTAGAAAGAGGCAGGACTTTACCTAGCTTTTGCAATTAGGGCTCATGCCCCTTTATGCACCTTTGAAGATGCCTAACAAACTGCTACCTAAACCCTACTCTATCTTTCCTAGTTTGAGGGGGCCAGTGATGTCTGACCCCCACAACCACAGACACAAACGCCGCACTAAGCATCAGACTCCGACGTTGATGTACTTGACGACGGCCAGCTCTTCCTCGTACTTGAAGTCACACCGCATGGTGAGGACCATCTTGAAGTTCCGTGCCGAGATGTCCTTGTCGATCTCAACGGAGATCTGACGCTGAATACCCCAAATAATGTTGCGCGGATTCACAAGAAGACCACTGGTATTCGGCATCAAAGCGACCGGGATCACCGGAACACCATGACCGAAAACAGGACCCGTAGTGGTAATACGAGCATCGCCCAGCGCTGTCTCACGTCCAGCCAAGCTGTCTTGGTACTGAATTTCCCGATCCCAGCTCACGTAATTCCGCATGTTACTGCGATCACGGAGATACTGGTCAGGCATCGTAATAAGCCCATTGGCGAACATGGTTCGATCAATAGCTGCTGATGCCTGGTCGAATACATTCGACGTGGACTGCACCAAGAGACCATCAACGAGAGCCAAATAAGCATCACCAGACGCAGTGTCGCCGTTAATCAACAGCTCTTCCAAGTCAGTAGCCGCCCGTTCGGCCATCAAAGTAATGATAGTGTCTTTCAACCCACCAGCTACAGCACCCGTCTGGGGTCCGTTGGGGTTGTTGGCGTTGATGTTCGCCCGTTCGATCTGATCTTCCAGTGCATCATACGAGATACGAACTTCGGCAATGACCTCGAACGTAGTCAAGGTTACCGTTTCAGTCGTTGGTACCGCACGGTCGGCCGCAATCAAAGCGGTGTTCTCAACCCCCGGACGGAGGATACGGCTTGCGAAATGAATCTTTTCAATCTTGCGTTGCGGCGCTCCCATAACGACCGTTCGGGCGTCACGGAGAATCGTCGGCTGCACGATCAATTTGCGGATGAAGGCGTTGGCCTGTTCTGGGTTGAGCAGACCACCGGAAGCAAAATCCGAAACGACCGTATCCGCAAGCTGAATCAGTCTGCGATTGGACATGGACATGAAGTGGCTCCTAAGTGGACCAGAGGGGGGCTGGGACTTATCGGTCCTCGATGGCGATCTCGATGTTCGGGCTTTCAAACCCAGGGAACCGGAACGCGCTGCTCCAGTCCACATCTCCATCTTCACCATCTTGCGACTTCCGAGTAGGCCCACCCGAGGATAGGTTGTCGTCGGTCAACGCCCCGCGATGTACCGTCCCATTGACGGCTTCGTTCATCTCCTGCTTTGCAGCCTCTAGCTTCTCGCTCTGATCAGCGACTTCAGCTCTCAATGCCTCAACGGCACTCTGGGTAGCCTCTTCAGTCTTGGTCAGACCTTGAAGCACTTCATCACGAAGACTCGAAAACTGCTGCTCAACCCCAGCCATGAGATTTTGCGCCAGCTCTTTCATGTCCTCATTGATCTCAGCCTCATCCTTAGGATCGGGAGTTTCTACATCCCCTTCTTTGGCTTTGGCCTCAGAAGCGTCCTTAATGGACTCTTCCTTCTTGTCATCCTTTTCGACGGCATCCTTTTCGACGACATCTTCTTTTGATGCATCCTCCTTCTTAGAAGGAACGTCACCCGGAATGATACTTTCCAGCTTGAACGCGGTCTCAGGGACAGAATCCATCAACTGAAGTACGTGAGTCTGGAAGTCGCCGATGGCGTCTGAAATCATGCTACGCCCATCGCTCTTGGTAGTAGCCTCAGACATAATGTTACTCACCGTCATCGCCAACGTATCTAGCGACATGTGAAATCCAGGCACAAACCCAGCGGAAGACATGTTTTCTCGGAAAGACGTAGAGTCAGGGAAAGACATGAACTGCTTCTTGGCGTTCGCTACAACAACAGCGATGTCGTCGTTCAACTGAACGATAATTGCATCGTCTTCATCGAAGCTCGCTAGCTTCAGAAGCATGATCTCATCCTGTTCAATCGTCTCCACCGGGGAAAATCCGGCTTCAGCAATCTGAGCAATGATGGAATCGGTGTGGTCAGTTTTATTGACCAGAACGGCGGCAACTGCCGGAGTAACCTGCTTTTTGGACTTCCGGAACAGCATTGCCTTACTGAAATCGAGCATGGATTCGTCCTCTCGTTTGATGATCTTGAAGGGTGCCCGGTTAGCCCCCCTCTTTACGAGAGAGATGTAATCAACATCAACGTCGTCAAGCTCGTCGAGTTCTGCTTCAATTCGACGAAGCCCACCTCGCGCCTCAACACTACCCTTACTTGATAGAAGTTTCATGGATTCAACCCCTTACCAGGCAGTATTCCATCGGGACCTGTGATGGCTTCATCCAGGACCTCAATATGATCAAGCGCATCGATGAGCCTATAACGATGTCGGTGTCCAGCGGATTCTTCAGTAATGGTGCCATTACGGATCTCGTGAATATGCCCTGTACGGTCCTCAATAGTGAACCCTTCGATCAGGAGGTCATCTTGGCTAAACGCAACCTTATAGTTATGCGTATGCCCTTTAGCTTCCTCCGTCTCTCCCATCACAGTATCAGGTACGTACAGAGCGACACGCCGAGGTCGACTTGCCACCGTTCCTTCCAATGAAAAACCGTTAATCTCTCCAGATTTCACTTTCTTCCACAACTCAGCAGATGGGATGTGGACTCCACAGACCCAACTATCTTCGATGAACTCTGGATCTCCTTTACGTGCCACGAACGACTCAACAATAATTGACCCATTAAGTTCATTATCGTGATTCGTATCGACAGCCTTGGTACGGCCCTTTGAAAGGAATCGGTGAGCCATTTTACGGATAGTTTCCGCAGTCATGTAATCACCTTGAGAATCAGGCACGTTAGGTGCGTAGACCTCGCCATACACGATCCGAAGCTCGTCATCGAATTTCTTGATCTGCATAGAAACGAAAAGTAACTCATCACAAGTAGGTGTGCAACTAGTTGCAATCAGTTTGTAAAACTCAAAAAAAAGCCCCCAAGAATATTGGGGGCCAATAACAGTAAGAGAAGGAGGAGTTTTTAACTTAGCAGATAAGTGCAACTGGTTGCAAAGTTACACTTTATGAAATACTCCAATGGAATCATTGTAATAACCACCAGCCTGCCAAGTTTCTATAAGGCTCAAGCCATTAACGCCATCAAAGGCTCTCCACGCGTCCTCAAAAAACCGATAACAATCAATAGGGTACGCATTGTACGCACCCTGTGATGGTGCACACAGATAAACCCAACCTCCAGGTTTAACCACTCGTGCCATCTCAAAGATCGACAACCAAAAAGTAGAATCGTGTTCGAGTGCAGAAGTCGTGACGGCCACGTCAAAGCGATTATCGGCAAAAGGAAAATCGATAGTGTGACGTACAACATCCACGTTCGTCCCTGCTTCATTGTCCATCCCCACGTAATCCCACAACTCTTCAAAGAATAATGGTTTTAACGTTCCATTTACGTTATAGCTTCCAACATCCAACACTGAATTCTTGACTACCCCACCTACAAGATCTTTCAGGTACGTGTCATAAAACCGCTCACATGCTGCATATGCTTCAATGTGCATACAGTCTCCCTCTACCTCTCACTTCTCTGGGTTACCAAACAGCTTCTTACGAGTTTTCTCCCCGATCCGTTCTTCTTCTACTTTGTCATCAGGGAATATAGCCTGGAGCACTAAAGAATCAGCTACCACTATCTTGAACCCTTCTACCTTACTCACAAAGACCTCAGCATAACGTATGCATTTATCTATGTTGTCTAAGGTGAAAGATCTTCTTGTTAGCCACATCGTACCTTTAGAAGTAGTCATGTGGACCCCTACACCCATCTTGCCACTACTATCTGTGAAGTGTTCTATAAACACTTTCATTAGATGGGCTCAGGAACAAACTTGAGCTGGGTAGCTTGTCGCTCTTCTCCGTTCACGTACTCTTTCTGGGTTGACCCCATACGTATTACCCAACGACCACCATAGGCAAAAGACCCATCGTGTTGAATAACTCTAAAGGCTTCTCCGGGTGCAGGAGCATCAACAATCATAGTCACTCCATTACGTTTAACCTGAACACCCCCCACCAGAATGTAAACTTGTTGATTCATGAGACTGCAATACCTCGGCAGCTCTGAATACGCGTTTCCACGTACCATCCTCCTTACGGAGTATCGCTTTCTGTTTCTTGTTCAACGTGAGCAATGCTGCTCTACAGTCAAACTCTCTGCACGTAGACGGTCGATCCTCATAGATCGTACACCGCTCATTTACCAAATACGCACAATGCCCACTCTTTCTCGGCATAGTCCATACAATACGAAAACCAGTACCGTCATCAATACGATGCAAGCTAGCGTTTAGCTCTTCTACCTTGTCCCCACGATCTGGGTGCAGACTGATGGTCTTCAGGTAACAACACCGAGTGCACGTCCCACAAGGAACATTACCGTCAGAATGCGCGACCTTCTTTGTGAGCCCTGTAGGTATTCGTTTCATGTCGTCGCTGCCGTCTCCCTTGCAAAAACCCCATACCCCATACAACGACTATGCACATTATAGAAATGGCATACCCTAGAACGTCAGACGAAATTGAGTCAAACATCTTTACTTCTCCTATTCACTTGAAATGCGACTATGCGTAACAGTCACATAAACTGTACTAAAGAACTAACTAAAAGTTTTGTCAAACGTTTTTTGAAATTATTTTGCAACTAGTTGCACGACACCCCGGACTGCCCATCGTATTGAATCGTCTCATCCGCTGCTCTACGTGCTGCATCCCTAGCACTAGCGCTGGCTCTCCCCAAAGGATCGATACTTAGAACACGTATAGCCTCCACTCCCAACTCGGGATCACAGATCTTCAACGCTCCTCGCAACGGGATTGATTGCTTAGTTATTGGATCGGGTAACGTACGCATCGCCCCTCGTGTACCTTTGAAGCTTACGTAACTGACGAGGTTGTCTGCGCTATTACTTGGAAGAGTACGAGCCCTGGGAACGATTGTGGTACCTGTGGCTCGCTCTATATGCAAGATAGTGTCAGCGCCATTGACGATACCATCTGCCAAGACACCCCCCACCCCCGCAGCACCATCAGTGAAAACGATATACCCGTGATTCCACTGAGCACTATCCCCACACGTTACCCCATCTGAGGACGCACAGATCGTGACTCGGGTATTTCTTTTGATTGCTTCAGTTCGGGCCAGAAAGAACGCAGAGACTAAGGCGTTCGTATCAGACACTAGAGACTCTGTTCGAATGAAGCGATTGAAATTCGGGGTCGCTATTGCAGCAATGATCCCCGAAATAGTAGTTACTATTAGTAGTTCAGTAAGAGTAAACCCACGCTGTTTCATAACTAAACCCCATGATTGATGAAGGTAGTTAAAAACAAACAGAAAGTTTTGTCAAATCCTGCATACTAACACTTTTGAACTCTTGGGCCTTAGATCCCCATATCTACAACTATCTGAGCCCCCGCAGCTTCTTTAGTAGCATGCCCCGTAGACTCTATTCCATTCTTTGATCGGGCCTTGAACGTACCATTGTTCGCTGTCCAATCTACAGTTGTATCCTCAGGAAAGACGTACCCGCAACGGACGCCGCTCTCATCGACTACAAATCCAAACCACCTCAATGTGTAGTTAGTCGCCACTATTCATACCCTCACAAGCCTGAACACAATTTATCATTTTGCGCAGCCAGTAGTCGTCATTCTCATCCTCGAACACCGCACTATGACTATTGATAGGATGGTCTTTATCCTTTGACATATCGTGATATAAGACGAACTCTTGGTCCCCCTCATAACCATTCGACATAGCCCCCCACTCCATTCCGGGTAACCACCGGGATAGCCCTGTCCACACATCTCCAGGGGTACCAAATATATGGACCCCATCTAGGCGTTCAGAGAATACCCAGTCTCGATCCAAAGCGGGGTTGATAAGCAAAAGCTGTTTAATATTAGGTGTCCAAGTATGGTCTACCAGAGCACTAATAGCGCACCCATTAGAATGACCTGCCAGAACTACGTAATCTTCGGGTCCCAGGAAATGGTTACAACACTGGGAAATGATACCTGCAATAGGCTCATTAGCGATGTTTACCCCCACCAATCCTTTCCACCCATAATCCCCATCCACCCACGTATATCCAGCCCATTCGGCAAATGGCCTCAACTTATCAATGGTGGCCAACCCATTGTCATTAACGTTGAAACCATGCAACCCCAACATGAATTTGCGCATGTGTATTTCTCATTATCACACCCTCAAACTCCTACACTTCCTCTACACATATACACAGTATTTCTTCAGACTTTTCCTACCACCTTGTAGTTAGTCACTTCAACTATCTGAGCGATATATTTCTTCGCTGAAACTTTCCCTTTGGAATCATTATCCCAAGTTTTCAAGATAGCAGACGCTTTTAGTTCTCCACTATCAAAGACCTTAATGGTTGCTTTGATCTGTTTCGGCCCACTCATCAGATGGACTTCCCGCTTCAAGGCCATAGGGCTCCTCCAGGATCATGATTTGAACTACTGCTTGTCGGACTTCCAACATTCCCTCATCTCGACGCCTACGACCTCGCCTCTTCTTATCCTAGGTACCTTCTTGGCTATATGCCTTAGATCTGTGGGATTGGAATTGCATTGATCTCTACTCCCTTGGCCTCTAACTGCTGACGCACTTGATCAACTACAGCTAGAGGTACTCCAAAATTCCTAACAATCTCTGCCTCAGGCATGCCAGTAACAATAGCCTGCCCCACGTTTTCCACGGTATTAGGCGTGACACCTGAAATAGAAATGAAATCGGGAGTATCCGGCCTGGTGTCCACGAGATTAGGTACTTTGTCCCCTCGTGTAATCCCCGTCAGCAGCCCGCGACAGTTAGGGTGGTAGGGTGGTGTATCCCAACCACTATTAATGATGTCCTGTGCTCCCATGCGACGTAGACGAGCTACAGAATTCACATCCTGTTTGGGCCATGGGTTAATGGATGAAAGAGAAGCCGGATCATCAATACGCAGGACAGTATCTAACCTGTTACGCGCCGGTTGCACCGGGAACACTTTACCATCCATCACCTGACATACAGGACATGTCCGGTTATCTAGCTGTTCAGTCACACGGTAATGAGTGAACCCCTTGGCCTTAGCTTCCTCGGTATAACCCCACGCGCTCAGACGACTCATGTGCAGGGAGGAAGCTAATTGTAAAGAGGTTTTTCCCCGTCTACCCACGGTCTGCTTAGAAAACGATACAAAAGAACGTATTCTGGGAGCCTTGAAAGCTCTGTCGCGCTCTTTAATCTGCTGCTCTTGCCATTGCCTAATGCCAACACGAAGCCCCTTCTGAACTTCCTTGGTAAGAGACTCAATGGTTAACCCAAAATGACGGTCAGACTCTTGAAGTATTTTAGGGTTCTTTTTACCCCGGAATACAGTGTCCTTCTCATCACTTAAACGGGTTGCCCCAAAGATAAGAGCCATCATCCCGAATAAACGGAGATCCTTCTTACCCTTCCGCAACACTACGGAAAGGTCCAAAGTAGCTATCAGACGATTGGCTTCCTCAATGTCATCCCGTTCTACAGCTTCTCCCACCTTCTGAGCAATAGGGAGAGCATGTTTACGCCAAGCAGGAAGTAAACGTTGAGTCAGGGTCTCATCGAGAGTAATGAACGTTTCAAGACGGATCGACATGATCTGCGCCAACGCAACCGACTGCCTCGGTTATCAAAGCGTCAAAATCCGGATCATTTTCAGGCGCGTCAGGAACAGTTAATAACCTTACCATGGCGTTGAACTGGTCCTTTTGAGTCGGCCCTAGTGAATCAATGTCAGCATACACAGTAACGGCCCAATCAGGGTTATCCCCCTTCTGACGCTCTTGGGCTGCATTCAGATATTTCAAAGCCAACCCGGTAAGCTCTTCTGCGCCAACAACGCCCTTCTTACGCCAATAGCGTGCTCCCTGTTGGACTTGGTTACGCCCTGGTGTTCCCCCTGGGTTCGCATTAGGCGTCGGATCCTGGAGTGGCCCTGCCACACCAACACCTGTATCCGAAGATGGTCCCACAACCAACTCCATCTCAGTGAACTTGAGAGAGGTATTAGTGATTTCATTCAATGCCTCAACGAGATCTTCCCCAGAGATAACATTCTTATTTGAAGCTATCTCCACAGCTCGAAGCTGTGTAGCAGCATCAGTCACTTGAAGGGGCAAAGACCTAAACTTATATTCCTCTGCCGCATCCCCCACCAATGCACGTACCAACGTTACATTGATGATCTCATCAAACTCATGTCTCTCCGGTCCAAAAACTTGAGCTTCAGCAACCGTATACGACGCAAATGCTGTGGCAAAGGAATAATCTTCCGTCATGCCAAGAAACAAAGGCGGAAGACGAAAAGACGTACGAATACGCATTGCAGTACGTTCATCGTACCGCTGGAACTGAGCATCGGAATCAGCCGCATCTCCCGATCCAAAACGCTCAACATTGACGTTAACAGGCGAACCACCCCCATCTAGCTTTCCTTCTGATGAGTATACTTCGACGATTGCAGCGCGAAGTGACTCACTAGCTCCCTTACTAAATATAGTCTCTAATTGCCTGCGCACGTCTTCCCGAATTGTCCCACCTTCAATAAAAACCACAACAGGAGGAATACCACCCGCATCGAAGTAATTCAAATTTAATTCTTCAGCTCTACGAGAGCCTAAAACCGAAGGTAAGTTGTTGATCCAACGAGGAACTCCATAGGGAGTATCCGTATCTTTGACAACAGTAAAATGGATTACTTCCGTAGCTCGGTCTTCAGCAGGAAGACGAGCACCTTGTGCCTGCCATTTACCTGTTTTCTTATTCAAATCCCGAATAACACCATACTTCTTAAAGTAGACCGTATGGGTACCCACTACCTGAACGTACCGGCGTTGACGCTCAGCGACTCTCATTCTCCGCTTAACACCCCCACGCATCACCTCCTTCTCAACTTCTGTTGCAGCATCAAGCTGCACCATCCTGAGTGTCACCGGATCTATCCGATTGATGAAGACAACCTCATCTGAAGGATTACGGAGAATTTCAAGATAGGCGTTGCCTGTTTCTTCCATGTCACGACGTAACTGCCGTCGTATAGAAGTAAACGAAACCATAGGCCAAGGTTCAGAGAAAAAGTTATCAAGCGTATTGGCAATAACGTCAGTTTTGTCTGGTGTTCGTAGGTTATGCCCCTCCATCCTATTGATGGACCACCCGGTACCATCGATATTGACCTCCATAGCAGTAATCGCCTGGAGCAGGCTATTATTTTCTTGGGTGAATTTGCGCAACCGTCTGAAATTATAAGGAGGTTGGAGTACCGACCCTTGTTCAGTAGTGGGATTGAAATACATCCCAGCAAATTCATCCTCCAGCTCCATAGCCTGGCGCTGGAGAGTATTGGGACTAACCGCATCTGCCTTTGCAGAACGAATAACGGTCGTATTAACCCCTAAGATATTGCCGTCAAGCTGACGATCAATATCCAAATCACTTTTGAAATGGTTTTCAGCCGCTGCCATATAAGTGCAACCAGTTGCAATGAGTTAGACGTATACACCCCGTACTTTACTTTAGGCCCTCCAGCCTGTACAGCGCTATAAGTACCTAATCATGATTTCACCTTCTTCATCTCAGCGAGGTTTGGTCCTATCTCATAGTCCACTGGAAATGGTAATTGGGGCTCCCACCCAAATTGATCTAAGGATAGATCCTCCATCACTTCCTTTAATCTGATGATCCAAACATCTAATTGGTCTTCCTTCACATAAAACATAAGCTGGTCATGAACCATCATCGAAGGCTGACAGTCAATAGGTTGTCCATACCGCTTCCTAAACTCCCCCAACGCCAGCAGTGCTAGATCCGAAAGGGTAGATTGAACTGGAGAATTAATGGCCTGACGTTCAGCCTGGCTAGACAGAGCAGAATCATATGAATCAATCATTGGAAGTCTGCGCAATCTACCTAACGGAGAAGTCACATATTTATGCTCGTGTGCATAATTGATATAACGAGAATGCCAGGATATTAGCTTTGGATACTTTTTAAAAAATAAATCCTTCTGTATCTGACCTTCACCTGCAACTAGTTGCACTCCATATACCGCGAATGCATAGTTCTCATACCCGGTACCTGACATCCCATAAATTAATCCAAAGTTGGCTGACTTTCCTTTCTGCCGAATATCCTCATAAAGATCCTGATCACTTTCATCCTCGCTAGCCTTGAGTTTCAATATCTCTTCTTGCTTCCACCCTGCCAAAGCTGCTCCAGTAAGCATATGGAGATCTATTCCCTCCTTATATGCTGAGATCATGGAATCTTCATTCGCTAGACAAGCAGCAATACGTAATTCCCCTTGGGAATAGTCCAAACTAACAATTTTGTAACCAGGTGGAGCTATATAGGCTTTCCTCAATGCCTTCGCCCACTTGGTATGCTTAGGTAAAGTCTGTATTGCAGGATCACGAAATGCTGTACGCCCTGTTACTGTCCCCGATTCGCTCTCCCCCTGTTCATACAATCCCTTGAATAACATCGCTGTGGGATGAAACCTACCGTCAGTACGCAGATGCTTAATGAATCCTTTCACGTAAGTACCGTAAGTCTTCCTAGTCGAATTATAATCATTGAGTAATTGAACCCACTCCCCCGCTTTTGGATGCCCTAAAAACATCTGAAGGTGGCTATTGGCTGTACTCGGTTGTCCAGACTTAGGTGTGACTATCTCTGGCTTCAGCTTGAGCCCCAAAGGACTGAAAAGATAATCCTTTGTGATACTACTGCGAGTAAGCACAAACGCGTCCTTGTGCTTGTTATAAAGCCTGCGGGGCAATATTCTACGTGCCCTCTCGGTGATTTCCTTCATGTGCCGGGTAAGTTCCTTCCCCAGGTTATTCATCTCATCGGTATCAATACAGATTCCCACCTTCTCCATGCCATGAAACGCTAACATAGCTGGATGAAGTAAACGTAAATAGAATTTCCCCAACTTGGGAATACTAGCCAGTTCAGCCACCATCCTATTGCTGACCTGATAACAGGCATCGGTATCCCCACCTGAATAAGTAAGAAAGTCATCATCTGGAACTAAGTCCATCCGACCTTTGTCATAGTGAGAATTGAGATATGAGTCATACCCTCCCATCTCTGTAAATAACTTAGCGTGAGTCTCTAAACTATTTGATCTATTCTCATTAAGAAGTGATCCCACCAGAGTAGTATCCATAGTGAAATTAGAGCACTCTATATTCCAGTGCTCCCATAACCAAAGTAGATCAAATTTGAAGTTAGCCCCGCGAACTTTAGCCATTGGATGATTAAGAATCCGATCAATCTGATCTCTTCTCTCTATATTAATTGCGGGATATTTAGGATCCTCCTTACCAGCAAACCTCATGACCATCGCCTCACCTTTGGCATGGGTGAACTGAATACTAACGATCCAGGCATCTTCTGCATAAGGATCTAAGCCAAGAGTTTCGAGGTCTGCTGCTAGCGGTACAGGGGTAGTCTGAAGATTGAGATAATCTTCAAGGGCCTCAAAACTATCAACAAATAGATAGTCTCCTGTCTCTGGATCCATGCTCCCTGTTAACGCCAAACGTTTCGTGAGAGCCGCATCCCATGCTATCTCTGGAGCCTTCGATACATCATTATAAATAATGCTAGGGTGATAACTGATAAGGATCTGAGCCCCATTCACCTTTATTGGTTTCTGTCGTAAGCTGGTAATCGTCCTGTTCTTCGGAATCAGCCCATGCTTCTGAAGTACCTTGACTGGTTCAACCCCCATGGCGAGAACAACTACATCATTACCGAAGTCTGGGAGTACATCAGTATCTCCCAATTTCCCAGTAATAAACTCAGGGTCGATGACCTTAAGCACTGATTCCTGAAGAGTGCTGTCCTTCGCGCCCGTCCACAGCTTGATTGCTCCCATCTGAATTCTCCTTAAGTATCGTGATGTTCCAATCAGTGACTACTGACCAAATGTCGTCATCTCGATCCTTACGCCATACTCTCTTTATAATCTTAAGATCTTTCCATCGTTGTACCGTCTTATGAAGCCCTTCCCGACAATACCCATGTTTTATACTACCTAGATCCAACAGCATGGCGTATTCAAAATTGGGAGTCACGATAACTGCTAACCCACACCGTGGTGCAATTCGAAAAATTACCCCAAAATTCCGAGTTATTCCCACAATATTCCCTGGCTCAATCGTATGGAAACAATCGACTGCCTCCACCTTAAAACTTAACAACGTACCCTTAACCTTCATCCGCTGAGCCCCACGAACAGTAGTGACCTTCCCTTCCTTACCCACCTTAATTTCCAACGGGAACTCCATAAGGTCCGCTACGGTAACCAATCCTAGATCTGTAATCATATCTGTCGCACCTTAACTCCGTTATTTGAGGTGTCTATCTCAACCCTTCCTAGGGGTATTCCAAACCAAGAGATTATGAACTTATTGAGATCCCTCGTCTGATCTATGAGTTCCCATACGATGTCCTCTTGATCAATCCCAGGGAATAGCTTGCCGTGCTCTATCACGTCCCCTACGTTGAGTCCTTTAGGGTTAATCACTCGCCTTTCCCCTCGATCACACTAAGGTCAGGCAAAGGTGTTTCGAACAACCCTGCCAACGGCATCAAGGCTGCCCCCACCACTTTACGCTGCAGTAGCACTGTGTCCGCTGAAGCATGGAACGATGCGTAAGATTCATTCTTGATATCAAAGCCAACCTCTTCGAGTACTGGCTTTAGAGCTATCACATCCCCTTCGACTCTGACACTCACCCCATTGCCATTGATTCGACATGCAGCCTTCAACTTCGGACCTATACCAATACAGTGATACACCGAACTAATACTGGTGCCCTTCACCTTCTGATAAAGCTGGGTAGCTTTAGCTAGGGGTACCGGAGCCGTCTCAGGAATCGTCGGAGCCACTGGCTGCTTGGTCTTCATTTCACTAAGTTCACTCATTTCATTCCCTCCATGTATAAGCTGATTATAGAAGCTAAGAAAGTTTTGTCAAGTTAGTTTTGTTACTGTATTCGATCCAAGAATACAGCCCTCTATCTCAACTGGTGTGATCAGATAGAATCCATCATTCGTTTTCCCTAACCATTGAGATTGTTCCCACGGTGAAGTGTAACTGTCATATATTGACCTTTGAATACAGTACTTCTGCCACCCACTAGTCACCTTAGACTTCGTGTAGGTCGTACTACCTTTCACCATGTCACAGCCGTAATGCTTCGCTAGAAAGTCAACCTGCTCAGCACTTTCTACTGACTTAGGGCAATAGTTCTCCCGTACATAAGTGATCGCCTTAGAGTCCTTAGTCATGTGCGCATAAAGTGCTGCCAGAAGAGTTCCTGTACGCCCATGTCCGCCAATGCATCCTATATGCAATGTCTTACCCTTTCTTAGACGAGAAGTGAGCCACACGACCATCTTATGAAACTCCTCGACATCAGCTGGGGCTCTACCATCAGTGATTGGGAATTCAATGAACAATCCCATTTTATGATTCCATGGAAATGCTCTAATGTCTACTGCGGCACCCCTGTCCAAAGCCACCTCAATATCGTAGCTCTCTCCGTGACCGCCGCTATAACAAGTACCCCCCGCAATCTCGATAGACTTCCCATAAGCTTCAAACTTCAGGTGTTGATGGGATTCCCAACACCTCTTGTACTTCTTAGTTTGCTTATGTTGTTTAGCCATTAACCTGCTTCCCGCACCGGATGAATTTTCTTGACATTATTGTTAGGCCCTACTTCAAACCATTCCTTTTTGTACTTTATTGCCGCTGCTTCATCCTGAAGCTTCTTGAGAGTATAAGCTTCAGCAGCTTTCTTGGCTGATTCAGACTCATCCCCATACTTCTTGATCTGTTCCTTTTTCTTAACATTGTAACTATGCAACGCGCCCAGGGCCTCAACTTCGTACCAATCGACATACCTGTTATCAAGCCACCCTGCAACAGAAGATAGAAAGTAAAAATCTTCCTCAACCCCGGACTCAAATCCTGTATGAGCAACCCCGTAGTTCACGTACTCGGACACTAAATGTGGAATCTGACCCCCCCGCTGTACATCCAAAATCATGTAGATGCTCTTGGTATACTGCGTGTAATACATGCCCTTGTTAAAAATTGGGCCGTTGTTGTGGCATAGCGTCCATCCAGTATCTACCATGGCCTCAGCACTGATAGTACCGTGTACGAAGTCTCGTAAGACATCGGCAACTGCTCCCCATGCCCTCCCACCGTAACTCACGTTGAACACCCCTTTGTAGAAGGTTGTGACCAGGGCCTGAGTAAAGTCACGCATGTTCATGTCAGGCGCGTGGTACTTCACCGCATCGACAGCCTTTTTAGCACCACCCCCCTCACCGTAATCATTGAACGAGTGATTCCACTCCCGATAGGGGCCAAACTTCTTCACCGCGTTCTTGTACTTCTGAGTCATCTTAATATGTCGGGACTCCCGCACACAGATGAGTATTAAGTAGTAGAACAACCGGATGGAAATCTCATTCATCGAGCGAACAATATGCCGAACAACCTCATTGGGCTGTTGATCCAAAGGCTCATCCAACGCATACTTCAAGCGAATATCAGCCAGAGCATGATTCAGAAGATAGAACCTAATGGCCTCCCGCTCAGGCGCTACCATCCCTGTAATTACCTCAGCACACAGGCTCTTAGCAACTGTCCCGACTGGGACGTGCCCCATATCCCTCTTCTGGAAGACTGCACGATCTAGATGGTATCTAAGTGTGTTCATCCTTAATCCCTCCGTGTGGATCTTTTCTCTAACTGATTGTGATTATAGTCATTGAATTAGTTTTGTCAAGTCTATCAAACATCTTTTTTTCAATGAGTCACAAAAGATCACGCACTTCCAGACCAGCAACAAAATTACGTTGTTCTTCTGTCTCAACTGCATGGTTATAGTACGCCTTGCGGACATAAGCTATAGGATCAATATCGGGTCTCCTATTTGCCTCGTTGACCAACTTAGTCCAGCAAGCTAAGAACAAGCCTGTACGCCCTATACCCCCATGCAACCTACGTAATATGTCTCCCTGGTACCATGTAGTAATTGATGCAATGCCAGCCGCATGCTATCCGGATGAGGCGTGGAAAAGTCCGCGATGTCACATCGTATGACATAAGGAGCATCGATCTCCACCGCCATCTTAATCCCTGGGATGTCTTCTGGCTTGTCTCGATAAAGACCCCCATACAACCGAAGGTTATGCCCATTGAACTTGAAATCAATAAATCCCTTACCGATTGATTTCTCATCTACGCCTCCGATTTCACTGGGTGGTACATCTGAAGTCGTAAACCTGAACGCGCTAGTTAGGCTGCTGAATAGTTTCCTGAATTCCACTGTATCACTCCGTTTTTTTCAATGAGCACTGGTTGGGCTGTACTTGCATCATAAGCAGCCTGGTGCTGCGCAGCCTCACTTAGTTCGAACTTAGCAATCCCTGCAATCAATCCTTCATCTATATCAAAAACCCATTCATGGTATCTCCTGTTACCCATTGGGTGAGTGACTCGACATGAACGTGCAACTAGTTGCAAAATATCTGCCTCACTCATCTCTGGCATTAGATCCGCAGCTTCGTCCCTAGCCATTGTAGTAAGTTTCATGGATCTCACCTCTCTTGATAATAATACTCCGACTGCATTCGAAGTGTAGCTTAGCTAACTCAGGACTACCGTCCAACCCCGCAGACAACATCACATTCTTGAGTATCTCTGTACTCTCACGATCAGTGATGATGTAACGTGAATTCAAATTTTGTCCCCTCACCTCAACCTCGTATTTATAAGGACCAAGAATCCTTGTAACAATGACGCGTGTATCATCAACATACACATCCTGACCTGGCTCTCTCGCTAATACCAATCCCATTATCGTATACCCCTAAGTTCTTGAGCCCGATGACTCAATACCCAAAATTCAATCCCATCTGTCTCACTGTATTCCGCCCAACCTGCTACATACAGGTACTTCAATTCGAGCTGTGTAGTCCTTTCGCTAAACTTAGCTACTATCCCTAGGGTTCTAACTGATTGAGGCTCTGAACTCAATCTCATGAGCACACTATGGGCTTGCTCGGGCATCGTCGAAAGCTCTTGAACTAAAGGTTGGCAACGTCGATGCCGTCCACCTTGAATCGCATTCTCTGTATATCCACAGTGCTGACACACTAGATAGATAGCTGTACCTTTAATCAATGGTATTGAATTACCCAAACCACACTTATCACATCTACGCACGGCTATGCCTCGAATAGTTTGTATGCCGCCTGAGCCTTCGGCAGGATGTTGGTATTGGGATAATAGTCCCAGGTACGCTCGGTAATCTCAGAAGAGATTACCTGAGCAGCATCTTGGAGAATAGCCTGAGCCTTATCAACCCTGTTAGGCTCAACTCGGACTATGAGTTTAGCCTTCGGAGTTTGAGCTTTCATATCGACGATACCCTGAAGCATGTCCGCCCAAGTCGGTACCTTAGTCAGTCCAATCATGGATTCAAACTCTGCATCATCCATCTGATCCTCAAATGGGAATCGAGTGCAGTCCAAAACCTGATACCAATTTGCCCGTAACTTTTTGGGCAAGGTTCCTCGAACGAACCTATAGGTCCAAGAGATGAGTCTGAAATTCTCAACCGTGCATTTTGACCCCTTATCACTGACCATCTGCATCAACTTGTCAGCCACCTTTGTACGTGCTCCTTCCTCAATGACTACCTCATCCCCAATCCAAACATTACCTGTAGCACCATCAATCGTGACTAGAGTAACTCCCTCAATGATCCCTACTGTGAACAAATCTTTACATCCCACCACACATGTCCTATCCATACCTCGTGCGACGACTGCCGCATGGCAAGTCAGGCCACCGGTTTGTGTCAAGATACCTTCGGCAGCTTCCATACCTTTGATATCGTTCGGCGTCGTCTCTGCCGTTACCAGGATGCAGGGTACTTTAGAAGCAACCGCTGCCTCACTGGATAATACGGCTACACCCTGAACCGCTGAACCACCCCCCGCTATACCGGAAGTAACTGGAGCTGGAGAATGTTTTTCATCAACCTTGGAGACGGTCAAAGCTTCGTATTGTTGTCCTGATAGACGCTCCCGAACTTCACTCTTGGTGATCAGCTTCTCTTCTAGCATGTCTGCTGCAATCTGGAATGCTGCCTTCGCTGACCGCTTCCCTTTACGGCATTGGAGGATCCAGAGCTTACCGTTCTCAACAGTAAACTCGATGTCCATCATGTCGTGATACTCGTACTCAAGCGTCTGGCAAATGTTCATCAGCTCAGTGTGCCATCCCTGACCCTCGGCTTCATCCAGAGGCATTGGGGTAGCGGTCCCTGCTACCACATCCTCACCTTGTGCATTGATGAGATACTCACCAGTTACTCGATTTTCACCCGTGGCCGGGTCCCGAGTGAAGAGGACGCCTGTTGCAGACTGGTCACTCGCATTACCGAAGACCATCATTTGAATTGTGACCGCCGTGCCCCACGTTTCGGGGTATCCATTCATCTTGCGGTAGTGCATCGCACGGTCACTGTTCCAGGACTCGAACACTGCCGCGATGCAAGCAATGAACTGGTCATCCGGATCAGCAGGCATCTCAGAGCCCACGATGCCCTTGAACATCTCACGACCCCGCGTGTAGCAATCTTGCGCCACATCAAATCCAAGATGCTCATTAAGGGCATCCCAGCCTGCGCTTGGAATACCGACGTTTAAGATGGTATCCATCATGCCAGGCATCGAGACTCTGGCACCGCTGCGCACGCTGAAGATGATCGGGTGGTCAAACTTGGCGCGAATCGCGTCCAGCTCGGGCTTCACCAGATCCTCGTAGAAGCACGCCATGTCGATCTTCCCGCCGAGGTAATGATTACAAACCTCGGTGGTAATCGTCAGTCCATAAGGGACGGGCAGACTCAAGCTGGACATCTCGGCTAGGTTCGCACCCTTGCCGCCTAGAAGCTCGGTCATCGTGGCGTTGCCCTCTGCTGAGCCGCTGCCGAAAATATAAATTTGCTGTGTCATCTCAATCCCTCCGTGTTGTGATGCTTCTAACTTTAGGACTAACCCTGAGTTTTGTCAAATCTTTTTTTTAATTAATGCACTATTTCCAACTTCTCAGCGTCGTGCCAATAAAATACCCCCACGGTAGGTACTCCCTTTGGTGGGTATTTCTTGTACTGACCCATAACCTTCCCATTGGGTGAGGGCATACCCGTGGCCGGGTCTATGATTGTCTCCCCAGCCTCATCGGTAGCATTCCCCTGGATCTCCAACTGCTGAGTTTCAGCCACTACCTTCACTACCTTACCCTCATAGGGACCCCCCAGGCACAGCAACGTTTTAGGTGATTTAGGGCTCTTGTTTTTACCCATGCCACTCTCCTGTCATACCCCAGGCTTCCCGAACGAACTCGATACTCTGGGTAAGGACATACACGCAAGACTGAGTTATGGACCAATCTGGATGAATGTATCCAACATATGCACAGCGAAAAACGAAAATGATACCCACGGACACCAGTAACAACGTCAACCATTGCCATCCGGTCCAATCCCTCATAGCGATACCCTGGAGAACCAGCCCCGAGCAAATCTCTCTTGATCCTCTGATTTACTCATGTAAGCCAAGTAATGACGACCCTGCATTACATTCAACATCTTCAGCAAGACCTCATGATCCTTAGCAGGCAACTTCTTCAAAGCACTCAACGTCCTTGACCCCACCTTCCCATCTTCAACCAGGTTAGGATACAACTTCTCAGCCCGATTAAGTTTGTTCAGACCTTCTTGAAGAAACTTCTGACAACGATGGACGCCCATGTTCACACCTGTGTCGAACATCTCTTCTGCAACTTCTTGAGAGATGTTAGCCACGAAATCACCGAGCCATGGATTCCAAAAGGTTTGCTTGTAAAACAACCGCACCAATCGCTGCAACTCCTCGTGCTCAGCCATCTTACTCACCCGCCATCCTGGGAGTTTAAAGGTATCAACAATCACCCAGCCATCCCAATGTGGATGATACTTTCGGGAGATACCTTTGTACGTCTCCCCGCCAGCATCTATAGGATCATCCGTGTAACCCCCCTCATGACCCATCGTATGCTCGTACGCGAGATCAAACGCAGTCATTATGGAGTTCTCCTAAAAGACTGTTCACAAGGCCGATCATGTTGATCCATGTATGCCTGGTAAGCTTCCTTACGGACATCCTCAGCCCACCTATTCAAGCTAGCTATCCGACCACTTACCCCAAGAACCAACAGCACTCCACCTAACACAACTAAAATGAAAAGATCCATGATAACCCCCTAACAGTTATCTCGAATCATACGTCTTGCATCTTGAATTCTCCGTATGGTCTCAACTCTACCCCTCACAGAACGTAGATTTCCTCTCTGTAGCTGTATCCTATTTTTCCCAACCAAACACAGCAACTTCCTGTCATCGGCGGTCTGTGTCAGCTCTCTTTTGTAGACCTTCCTCGGCGGCTCCCGAGCATCAGACGGCTGCCACATAATCGCGAACAACGTGACAATAACCACCAATAACAACAATATGTTTTTAAACCACTGAATCACGCTTAGTCCTCCTGAGCTGATCTCCAGCGTGAGCAGTACGCTTCGCCATGTAATCATCGAACTCTTCCATTTCAACATGATCATTTGGAAGCCGAAGATTACCCTCCGCATCCATACCGACGTAACCGTACTCTGGAATATAAAACCATTGAATCCCTGACTCCAATTTATAAGAATCACAGATTGCACTCACCCACTCTGAGCCTACGTACCCGATTTCACCCAGAATACGACTAAGGACTAAAAACAACTCTGCCCGTTCGTAATCAATCATTCTGCTCACTCCATTTACAGCGTGATGTATGTGGCTTTGATATTTCCCTTGGGGCACCGAACTCGACGGATAGAGAATCCAAGAGACTCCATCGTATCCGTAAAATCGTTGATGAGCGTGTCAGGATTGCTTACGTTGCGTTTCATCTTCATCACTCCGTTTGATGTGCTGCTTCAATATAGTAAGTATCGGCCACTACACTAGTTTTGTAAAGTCTTTTTGCAACTAGTTGCACTGAATGTGAATTAGCACACAGTGTGCAAGATAGCACTCAACCAATCGTCCAAATCCACAGCCTCATCCTCCACTGGAGCTACCACATTCGGGCGTGACTGCTCGATGAAGTTATGATCATAGACTATACCGTCATACTTGAAGTGCCATATATCCACGTAATCCCACGCATCTTGAAGCGTACCGTCACCCTGGACTGACTTCTTGATCTCCCCTGTCTCTCGATCATAGATAAGTACCTTGTACATTATTTATCGTCCACGTCACCAAAAATCATCGAATTAAGATCATCTAGAGTAGAGATCTCTTCTCGATCACTAGCGGGCCTATTCAAGATCGGCACAGGGAGATTCTTCTTTAACCAACCTGATGTTTTGGTTTGAGTTTCCTCCACCATCCGTCGCACTTTCATCTGCCCCACAGGACACCCGGCACATAGCCAATCTTCGTCTATATCGACGAAACCTCTAGAAATCAGATTAAGCATCGACTTACCGCTACCATCGGGATCCATAAACTTGGATTCCAAAGCGTGCAAGCTCATTGTCTTGAAGCTACTAGCCTCATACGGAGACGAAATGATGGTCTTATCGAAGAATGCAATAGTAACCACATCATTGACAACCTGAATGATAACCAGGTGTCGAGTCCCATATTTGAAGACATCCCCTATTTTGGGCTTAGACAACGCCCTGACAGTTGAGATCGTCCGATGCGTAGTGGACAAATCCAACATGCGGCACTCCGTTCACGCTGTCACCTCATCTAGTCTCTTATCAGCCTGCCCTAAATCCCGTAACCACGAAGGTATCAATTCTGGGCTCACTCCCCAAGCAGTCCAAATCTCTCTTCTCATAGTGAGCCCGTATACTACCCCAGCAATAGCATCAGCTATATCCTTCGATCCATGGGGTGGATGATCTACTTTTCCAGTTTCAGGGTCATCCTCTAAGCTAGCTAATTCACGTCGCAGTTTCTCATGATAAGGCAGTATTAGTCTATCTTGATAGAGTGCTCCCTTCATCAAATCATAAGCATAGCGAGTTTTATCCATAGATTGAGTACCTGTTACAAACCCTCTACTTCGTAACAATTGAAGAGAATCTACCGACTGAAAAGAGTCATACGTAATCCATTTCAGTGGGATCTCAAGCTGGTCTCGAATGATATAAAAAATATCACGTACCTTCTCGAAATTGATCTCTCCACTCGGAGGTGGAGGTACTGCCAAGCACCCGTCAATAGTAATCTCCGGCATTACCTCATAATGCCCCTCAGTCCTCTGAATCTTCTTAAAACCACTCACATGTCCAATAGCTATACCCGCATTATCAGAAGTGACTCCAAGGTCCACATGAGCAAACCTAAGAGCATCAGGATTAGCCCATCCCTTTGAGATCCCCAATTTATACCGTTCAAAATCTGCAAACTCGGCCGTGAATACATTCCCCCCTCGCATCCCCTCCCCGATCTTATCTGTCATTACGATATAGGGAGACTTCGCCAATGTTGAAACCCCCGCCACTTCACGTAACGCATTAATAATATCCTTCTCAAACTCAATCTTATGTTCAATCGGGATCTGCATTACCAGTTCACGATCTTTAGCGTGAATCCTTTCACCCTGCTGAAGTAGTCTGGGTCGTCTAGCATCATCCCCAATAAATACTGGAAACGTCTGCCCCCCATATGCTTCTGGCCTGATATCCCAAGTACGCTTGTCATAGATAAATATCTTGGGATCTGTTCTCGCCTCCTCCTCCTTCATATCAGTAAACTGTCCTGGATACCTTTTAGACGACACCAAACAAAGTAGTCCTGGTAGATTTCCCCGCATCATAAATCGAGATTTACGCCGACGTGCAATGGAGTTATACAGCTCAACCGCTTGGTCATAGATCCCCTTATCCATAGATTTTGAACTGTTCTCGATTACTGCCATATAGTTCAGCTCGTCAATTACTCCTCCAATAACGTTCTGACCAATAGCAGCAGTTTCAGATCCACTAACAGGTTGAACCTCAATTCGATTAGAAAATACAAGCTTGCTCATGATGTTCTTATCCGGAGGAAACCTGTTTTTGAAATATGGAGATTGTTCTATCATCTCCCGAAATCGAGTGAAATCTACTTGCTTCGCCGCAGTTGCATTGAGGGATTGAAATATGAAGACAATCTCCGAAGCTTGATCAAGGTTGAACTCTGCGTGAGGGTTGTTATAGAGGCTTAGACGATAAAGCTGATAAGCAGTCGAATAGAGCGCAATAGTTGTATTGTGAGTCGGTACAAGAGTCTCCCCCACCAAATATAACGATGTGGGATTATCTACCGTCAAACACCTCACCGGAACTGATATTACAGGAGTAATCCGCTTGATTATGTGCCACATAGAGTGACTAGTTTTTCTCCTCTTAGCCCTAATCCCTTGACGTGATAACTTATGAAATAACCGGAATACAGGAAATTCATAACGAGTAATCCACGAGATCTTCCACCCGTTACATATAAATTGAGTATTTAGTCTAGCGTCTAATTTCTTAATCGAAGGTCGCCACCCTAGCCCCCTCACTAATTCTAAAACGTCCTCAGCCAACTGTTTATTGACGTTAGTAAACGAACATCGACCTGTGCGGTAATCACATGCCCCATCAGAATCCATAAGCCCCTGTAATAAGGCTATTCTCTGTGTTATAGATGCCCTAAACAATATTCTGGGAATATGCTTGTTATCTAACAACCCCAACTTACGTAACGTTTTAGACACCCCATCACTGATACAAACTCTTGCTGAATCATTACTGCCGTCCCCTAACCAGACCCCTAATGTATAGGGATCGATACCTAGACTGCTTACATACTGGCCTTGCAACGGCCCTGCTATACGTATTGCGTTGGCATCTTTTACGTTTAGATCTGTCGTTGCCCTAACCCGTCCATGACGCCCACCATAATTAGCTCTGTCCCCTTTAGTATGCACATACCAAAGATGGTCCCCAGAAGCTGTAAACGTCTCTCCAGTATTCATTTCTACTAGATAACAAGATTCACCGAATAAAACTGGATGAGCCTTTAAGACACGAACAGGTTTCCCGGTTTCACCATAAATCCAATCACCGTCACGAACCTCTCCTAGAGTTGTCCAACCAAACGGTGTAGGTACTGGAGTATCAAGTGCAAGTGCTTTAGCTGCTCCTATCCCTCCAGTGAGAACAGCCTCATCATACTTTCCGTCTGTATTTATCTCTTTCAGATAAGGCATTACAGTGGGATAGATCGTCTCCTTTCGATCCATATATTGCTTGGACTCGATAAAAACATCGATCTCTACGGGAATCTCTCTTAACTTGTGAGGCCGTCCTACGACCTTTTCCCGCATTCGTTCTAACACGAATGGCTTTTGAAATTCGCTTACGTCCCACTGGGATAGCTTGGCCGCTGTAAGCTCAGCTAACTGTTTCGGATTCAGCCTCAATGACGTGGTGGGTCGTCTCAACTACATCTCCTCGCCATAGGGTATCTAGAACATCTGCTAGAATATGATCGACTTGATCGACCTGGATGATCCCTGTCTGGCGCGCCATCTCTTCCTGCGGGTTGGTTAAGGGGTGCCCTTGAGCAATCCTATCAAGTAGCCCCAAAGCGTTCTTCTCCATATCAATCCCAAGACGCATCATCGCTAATACGTCTCGAATGTGCATCTTCCCAATATCTTTCTCAGTCAGACTATTAAACTTGCTATATGCCTGAGTCTGAAGCTTTCTTCCAAAGGATGCATGACGGGCACGAACAGATACTTCCTCATTGATAGCCATCGCTCGCAGTCTAGTTATAGCCCTCTTATGAGCTTCCTTGACCTCCACGAGTTCATTCGTATTCTTTCTATCTAGTTTCTCTTCAAGCTCTGGTATCCAATTCTCCTGAGCCGAATGATTCCTTAAAGTCCCAAGTCTTAACCCCTTCTCAGACGCAAAGTCCTGTAAGGTCATCACCTCACCATCTAAATTGCGGTCAATGAATTCATGCTTAAGGGCTCTCCAATCACGTTTAATTGGGTACCCCAGCTCTTTTTCATTAGGCTGCTTACGCTCAGGTTTCTTCTTATGAATCTTAACGCCCATATAAAAAACCTACATCGATATTCATAGTTTTGTCAAGACATTTGAGACTTTTCATAAGCTTTTTTTATTCGAATCTGACGCCGTGCCATCCATGACTTCTTGTATTCAACATCTTCGAATAGCTTACTGAATCCGGTAATATGTTTGAGCCTTAGTAATTCTTCTGGCTCCATCCCTAGCTCATTGCAAATCGATTCATCCTCCCACCCATTCTCTAGCATCTCTAATACCATATTCGACATACCTTTAATCGAATGTTTTCCTCGGGCTCGATTGTGTCTTATGGTTGAAGCCATTCTGTCATTGATATCCTTATCAATCACTACTATTGGTACTTTTCCTCCCGTACTCTCATAGATATCTGAATTAGACTTACAAGTGAAGTACCGATGAAATCCGTCTACGATAATGTATTTCTTCTCCGTAGGATCCCATACTGTCACAATGGGCTGGGTATATCCGTCATGTTTAATGGAGTGATACAGGAGTTTCATCTCCTGTTTAGCTACTGCATTAGGGTTATAGTAGTTTGCCTTAACTTCATCTACTGATACCCACTTCATATGACTAACGGGATGATTCTCATGAGGTTGCTGCGCCAACATATCCTCCTTTTGATCCCTTGTTCTTACTATATCGCCCATGCGATGCAGAAAAACTAGACATCTTTACTCCATGATAATCATTTACTAGTAAGCTAGAAACATGCATCTTCCATAGCTGTTCATGTATTTCAGGGTAATAAGTATCATCCTGATAAGCGAACTTTCTCTTAAAATATTCTATCTGTTTCGAGTCCGTAATCAACTTGTCTAGTAGGAAATCTCTATATTCCTGCCAATCCTTAAACATCGGAGGTAATGGCGGAAGCTTATTAATAGTTCCTTCTAGATGCTTCGCCGTATTAATACCCTTCAACCTCTGTGTTAACCTCTCCCAAGTCTCGGATTCTATTTCCTGAAGATAGTGCAAAGAATGAATAGCAGTTTCATGATGTAGATTCGATACCCGCATGTGTAATAACGGTACCCCATATTGATACATCGAATCATAGATACTACAGTAAGGCCATCCGTAAGAATGTATTGCCTTCCAAATGTCTGAGGTTGACCAGTCATACAGAGGGTACATATCGTAATGCCCTATCTTTTTATTCCTTACCTTCCCCCACGTCTCACCCTTGTAAGTCTCGTATGCCGTTAATCCATTGTACCGAGCAGGAGATTCGTCACAACGCACTCCAGCAAGCCTAATAGCAGGCTCCGTAGGCCAGTGGTATTTGAGATGACCCCCGAAAATATCGCCTAAAGTAAGCGTACCATAAGGGTTCTCGTGAATTGTGTCGGGCTCCTTCTCTCTCATCCATTCATCGCCATCCTTCCAGCAATATAACCATGGGTCTTCCTTAGAGGTACCATTGGAGATACGTAGTGGACACTGATGCCACATTGAATCAATTCGTGGGTCCTTCATGGCCCTCCGCACATAATCAATAACAGACTGCCATTCGGCCTCTTGATCTAAGAACATTACCGATAGGGGTAACCGGTTTTTCTCTTCCGCCACCTGTAAAGCAAGGTTCATCACTACAGTGGAATACTTCCCTCCTGAAAAATCCACTACAATATGTTCGAACTCATCAAATAACCATCGAATACGTCTTAGAGCAGCTTCCAATACATTCTCTTTGAGATAGAACTTCATAGCTTCAACGCCTTAAAGGCTCTCTCTGCTCGCTTCGGATTCATCTCCGACGCAACGACATCTATTCCCAGAGCTATGCACTGCCTTGCTAATACACCAAGTCCAGCGAACGGTTCGAATACCTTATTGGGCTTGTGATACCTAAGCACAGCACGAATCAGGCCCCATCCCGACAGATCTCCCTCATTAGAAAAATCGGTATTAAACTGGATCGAAGCATAAGGTTTACTATTAGCCTGCTCCAACAGAACCACACCAGAAAGCTCAAAACCGTGCTCTCTCCCAATTCTAGCTACTCGCTGTGCTCCCTTCACCGAATAGTCTACGAAACATGGATACCCATCTGGAGCCAGGATGAATAGACGATGTAACAGATCATCTATATTATTTCCTGGACGCTCATAACCTGCCTTGAACATTAGGGTCTCGAACATCTTAACTAAACCCTGTTCCCACGGAGGATCGGTGAACGTCATATCACATCCTACCGCTGCATCATTAGGTAGCTTCATGATGTCGCATACCTGCATAGTCGTGCTCATGATTTTCCACTAATGAGATAGTAATACTCCGTTACCTGCTCTATTGTCCCCGGTAAGACATCCACAGGATGATGATAGAACTCAACTTCTATACCAAATTTTTTATGAGTAATAGGTATATAGTCCTCTGATGCCACCATTACATGGTATTGCCCACCTGGGACTAAAAGTCTAGGTATCCTCTGAATATATCCTAAGTCAATATAGTTCAGAGACCCAAATAGGCACACGATGATATCGAACTTCTTACTAGTACCGAATGATTCAAAAGGAGTGCAGATAAACTCTGCATAATTGTGATGTTCTTTTAATTTCTCCAACATCCTTCGGCTAGGATCAATCCCCAAATAAGTATTGATAGGATTGTAATCAAGGAATAGCCCAGTCCCGCACCCTATATCTAGAACTTCCCCATCCTTATAGCCAATGGCTTTCATTACTCGATCATTCTCAACCTGAGCTTCCGGAGTATTAAAAAAGGTATCGTAATCGTCTGCTACGAAGTCATATGGATGCTCGTCTTCAACCTCAGCCCGGTTGATAATCGTAGTCTCTTCATCACTAGCAAACAGACACCAATATTTATAGCCATTAAGATTCCAATAAGGCTTGGGGGGATGCTTCCCCCACTTCAACAGATTTCCATACTGACGGATATGCTTTACAAACTTGGTGAAGGTAATACCATGGACCTCAATCCACTTTTTCCTCACCGCATATTCATGAGGGATGTGTGGCATCGTTTTGGCGAACGTCCAAGTATTAGCCTTGATAGAGTCCGCTAGTTCACTAAGAGAGTATCGTTTTGTTAACAGAGTACGTTTCCCCACAATGTGGGCAGGTAAAGTCGATGAGATCTTGTTTAGATCCTTCTGCATACTGAGTCTCCAATTTTTCCTTAGTCTTTTCTATATCAGAACTATTTACATCAGACGTCCCAGTAGCAGAATTTGAGATAGTCATAGTAGCTGGTATAGAAGGAGTATAAATATCCTCAACTAAACTATTGATCTCATCCTCAACAAAACCTAATCCGGCCAGATCAATCTCCTGCGCATCCATCAACGCCTCAATCTCTTGAACCAAAAGATCCTCTTCCCAATCAGTAGTTTCAGCAGTTTTGTTATCTGCTAAGCGATATGCCCGGACTCTATGCTCTGAAAGATCTGCAACATGAACAGGTACTGTTGCTAGTCCCAATACTTTAGCTGCCTCTAACCTAGTATGTCCTGCAATCACCACCATATTCTTATCTTTTACGATGGGCTGACGCCAACCAAACTCTCGGATGCTATTTGCTACCTGAGTAATGGCCTCCTCCGTAATAATACGTGGATTATGTGGGTAAGGCTTTATCTGATCTGTCGATACCTGCTTAGTCTCCACGGTGTCTCCTCATCAGGGAATACTCCCAATTCTCTGTCTTGAAAGTATCCAGCTCTTCCCAATCTGAATGCTTACGCTCAAAGATATCCCTTAAAACCTCTATGTCACCATCAGCTTTCATAGCTTTAATGAACGTCTCTGGATTATGTCCTACTGCCTCGACGAACGCACCGATTACCTTCTTAACATCTTCATCTTTCTCGTTCACTCCATATCTCCTTAAACATATGAATCAAACCTACTCTTTCAGCCTTCATATCACTGGAGACATGATCGAGAACATCAAAACTCTCCGTAAGATTGGCCCTTCAAACTAATGAAACCAAACTTACCTACCCCCTCTTCAGGGTGCATAACCACAAGGATGCTTGGGAACGGAGCTTGATTCTTCTCGCCTTCGAAGGTCAAACGATGCCTGAAAAAATAGATAGTGGGATTGAGGGAACACAATGCATGAAACCAAGGACGATCAGTCCTAGCAGGCAAGAGCATAATAATCCTCGCACCCATCTCCAATTCAATCACCGCCTTATGTACCCACTTATCAATCTGCTTGTAGGGTGGATTCATCCAAAGCCAAGCATTGGCACCAAAAAAACATGCCTTATGCCACGGAAGAACCAGAGCATCGCGCAACTCTAGATTCTCATGATCTGGACCCAGGTACTCCAACACCTTCCGAGTCTCTTTTGTCGCACATACATCTACGACAATTTCATACCCCATCACCTTATGAATAAACGCAATCAACTCGGGTGGGGTTTCGTAATCCTGCCTCTTACTGGTGTGATATGCCTTCGGTGGAAGTTTTTCAGAATCTTCCACCACCTTAATGCTGGACCCTTCAAAGCTTACGTTATCCCCCATAAAGGAAATCAGATCAGCGGCAGTATTCATTCAACATGCTTCCAAGTCTCATACAGAATTACATCTCGAACAGTGCCTTCTGCGACCCCGAACTTCACTGCAATCTTTCCCATCGTTAGCTCATCTGCATAAGCCAACCGCTTTTTACGCTCTAAATAGAGTGCCCTAATTAACCTGACATCCTCTTCAGTGAGCTTGCAGCTCCAATGATCAACCCCTTTATGCGAATGCACAAACTTGCGAGGGCCAGACATCCTCTTCCCTCCATGTAAGGGGGGACACCATTATCCCCCCGTAGGTATTGAATCAGTCCAAACGAAGAACAACCGTAGTTATGCTTCTATTTCTAGATCCAACTCAATACCGTATTTCTGTGCAGTCTCCGTATCAATAGATACATCAATCACGATATCTGGGAAGACCTTATCGAAAAGGTCCAGAATCTTCTTTGGTCCTGCCTGTTTAAGCACTTCCTTCACATCGACTTTCTGCTTGCCTAGACCACCAGACACGTAGGCCATGACCAGATGGTGCAATGCAACGGCATCATATTCAGTACCCCACTGAGCCTTTGCCTGTTCCAGACCTTCCTTAATGTCTTCCTTCTGATCGGCATGCAACTTGAACGTCAAGGTAGTCATCGAGGACGCTTCTTCCTCGTTAGCCTCACCTTTCTTCATGTCTGAAATGTACTGGATGAGCTGAAGCTTGCTCATCTCATTTGCACGCTTAGTCCACTCGTCCACGTTGTCCTGGGTCAGGAGCGGAGCGATTTCTTTGAGCTTTGACCAACCCACGTCCTTGACGTTCTCCCATTCGACCTGGGCCTCCACGAGATTGGTATAGATACCAACCATATACATGGCCTTACGGTACTTGAGTCCATGCTCGTTCTCGACGTAATCCTTGAACGTTTCGTACCCATAGTCGGCATACCAATGATTTTCATTGATAACCGTGAGAACACCCCCCAACTTAAAGTCAGTGAAACCCTCCTGATCGTTCAACTCAACCGCGAGAGTTCGAGCATGGAGGGCGTCCAAGTTCTCAACCTCATTCGAGGTTAAAGAAATCAAATCCCCAGTGTTGTGGCCTTTAGGGGCCCCTGTAGACTTCTTCTTGGCCACTTTCTTCTTAGTTGCCTTCGGAGGTGAGGGCTCTTCTTTTGCGCCTTCCTCTATGGGGGGTGGGGCCTCCTGCATGGTCTCCTCATTAGGATTATCAGCATCCAACGTAGCTTCCATAACCTCCTCGGGGGTCGCTTCATCCAGCATTTGCATGGTAGGGCTAACTGCACTCATTGCTTTATCTCCTATCCAGATCAGATCATTACTAGCGATCTAATCCTAATTGCTTGTAATAGTTTTGTCAAGTGTTTTTGCAACTAGTTGCACTGGGGACATGTTGACCTTAGGCATTTCTAAGTATCCCTCCATGGCCAGACCGAAGGCTGCAAGACCGAACGCATCAGTGATATTATCAGTTGCAAACTCCAGCCCCCAACGCTTGTACGTCTCTAACGCCATGATATCTTTCTTGACGTTCCCACGGCCCGTAACAAACTTCTTCAAACTTGTAGGGGCAACCTCAATATAGCCTTTTTGATACTGCCAAAGGAAGTACCTAATAACAGTCCCAATCTCTACAAGGGTAGTTAGGCTAGACCCCTTGGAAGCAAAAGAATAGCCCTCTATGAAAATCTGGTTCGGGTCATACTGGTTCACCGCATGCATCACCCGAGAAGCAATTAATCCTGCGCGCTCCATCCCCTTCTTCTTGGGGTAATTGGCTTCATCCTTATGCAAAACCTCAGGGACCTTAGAACTACCCGGAACCGCAACCACAATCCCAGTCTTAGTCGATACATCGATCCCTAGTGATGTATACATCAGAATGCCTTTCCCCCACTCTTACGCCGATTAGCGGGTTTATGATCTGCACGCTGCATGTTGTAGACCAGCTTCTCGCGAAAGGCTCCTTCTAGATCGAGTCCATATGCACCCGCGTAATCGAATACTCGGATGAGCAGATCCACCAACTCAACCTCTTCCATTTTACGATATGGAAGGTGGTCATCCATCTTGTCTTTACGCAACCCTTCCATCGCTTCAGCAATCTCAGAGACCATGAGCATCATCATTTCTGAACGATTACGCACACCCACCAAAGATTCACCGGTCTGTAAGTCGTTCCACCAACCTCCGTCCACTGCCGTTTGATGGCATAGGGCCGCATACTCATTTAAGTTCATCTCTATCCCCGCAATTACACCTAACCACAACGGCTATACCCACAGTCAATACACACTGGACAACCACCCATCATCATCCACTTGGTCCCCTGACAATCTGGACATGCCTTGGTACTATCTAGAATATCCATACCTGCATCGATTGCGGCTCTCCCTCCCTCAATGTCGAACATTATAGGATGAGGCTCCCTGACTACGTAGCCTTCCTGCTCATCTAAGTGACTTAGGTCATTATCACCCGTTGCCTTTGATGCATTCATACCTTGAACAAGCTCCTCAGTGCCGGTCAAATCTTCCTCTGATGCAACCCCCCCCTGAACCTGAGACTCAGGATCATGCGCCACCTTCCTGACCTGCTCATCGATAGGCTCGTCTACAACTTCAACAACTGGTGGATCTTCTTGTTTCTGTACCCGCTTACGGCGCTCAATCAACTCCAAGTCTTCAAAGTGCTCACGCAGAATAAAACCGATTTCTTGCACCACCGATTTCATGTGCTGACCTTTATAGGTAGGCGACCAATACTGCTTACCTGGATCAAATGTCTGCAAAAACTCAGCGACTATGAACGGATTGTAGTTCTGCGCTTCGCACTGCTGGCGGAAGATGGCAGAAACGAGTCTCGTGCATAACGTGATCCACTGATACGACTCCATCACCCTTGACATGATGAACATCTCAAAAGGACGAACACCATATTTGGTTTCTATATCATTGATGGTCACGTAAATAGCTTCTTCATACGCCTCAGGGGCAGCTACCTTGTACGTTCTACCCTCTACGCTCTGGGGTCTCTTCATTGGTACAAACTCCTCAACCACCGGTTCAGGTTCCGGGGTCTCTTCCTCTTTCTTAATAACCACACTAACTATTTTCTGATCAATTCTTAGGGCCACCATATTTCTCCGAGAAGCACGCTTGGACCAAACCACACTGATTCGCACGAGCATCTGTCAAAGCTTTGCAAATACCTAATGGTATGGTCCCTGATTTCTTATATTGCTTGACCTTAGCGGCTCTCGACCAGAGCTTTTGATAATGCTCTGAATCATCTGCCTCAACCCTATATTCTCTGAACGGTGTAGTACGGTCCCGCAACCCCTGTTTCGCTAACGTCTCATCCTTAAACCCATAGCTTTTACTGACATACAGGACATACCCGTAGTCCTGATTAATTTGATCAGCCCGCTCATCTTCTGCGCGTGCAACCAGTTGCAAATAGCTCACTACCCGTGCTCTATGCTCAGCCTTCGGCCCCTTCAACGCCTTGAAATAATCCTTGTCTATTGATTTGACTTCAACCAAAACCAACTTCTTCACAGTCTGAAATTGAATCAATAAATCCAAGGAACCACTCACCCCAGTGAAAGGATCTTTCAACTGAATCTCTTCATAGGAATATCGATCAACAAAACCCCCACACCCTTTACACAACGCCTTGGGATAACGTGAAAATTTATAAATGTATCCACATCTTGGGCATTCCCAATCACCCACCGCTAAGTCTCTAAACCACACCTCGCGAGCGAGGTCATGCATAGCATTACCCACATCAAACGTCACACGTAAAGACGGATTAACAAATCTACCCTTACGTTTGGTATCTGTGTGTTGTGCAAGACAGAACTCACGGGGACAGAACTCCTGTTCATCATTGGTCATATCGGAAATATGAACATACTCATGAGACCTAGCTTCTTCGAACATACCCAATCTATCATGGAGTTCAGAAACCAAAGACACAACACCTACTGCATCCTTAGCCTTCTTCATCCAAGTCAGTTTAGTCTTGGGTTTTTCTGTAGACATCTACTAACTCCACGAACAGCCACTCAGGAATACAAACATAAGGCGTCATACGTGGTCGCCCGTCTGCATGAGTAAACTGAAACGCCAAGGCTGGAACCATTCCAACCTCTCTAGCCTCTCCTTCAATCTTAACCAACCACTCAGCCTTGATATTAATCGCCTTACCAACGGTTGACTTGTTCTCAACCTTGAGACGATCAATATGCATATCACCCTTCGCCCCTGCAAGCGCCCCAGACGCAGGAGTAAGTTGAGCCCCAATACGTGCAGCAGTACGTAATTCAGCGAGCTGGCCTGGACTCTTCACTTAGCAATCTTCCCTTTATAGATCTTCTCTAGTTCCTCCGTGATTACCCGCTGACGCAAGTTATGATCCACATTGGGATGTTCAAACAAATACTGACGTATCCCTTTAATGGTAGAAAACTCAGTATCCAACAACTTCCACTTCTGCCCCTCTTTACCTAACCAACCCAAGCTCTTGAGGTACGCCGATAAAGTATTCCAATCCGATATCTCCCCAACCCCAAAACCATCATGCGGAATCATGAACATTTCAAACTCAGCAGCAAGATTACAAATCGGAACCTTGTGCTTTTTTATGATGACTTTAGTGAGCTTCTTAGCCGGTACAGTATCGTGGATTTCTTTTTGTATGATGTTTTTACCCCAGATACGTACAGTCAGCCCAGAAGCATGCTCCATAGCCTTACCCCCTGGCATTTTCTCCGGGTCCCCATATATCACGCCAATCTTCATTCGAACCTGATTAATAGCAATAACGGTTGGAGTTCGACCGTCATTCATTGCCGTGGACATGTCATGCAACACACGATACATCAACTTCTGAATGAGTTGCGCATTACCACCAACAATAGCTTTGTCAGCCTGATCTTCAACAGTCTTGATGGGAATGAGAGACGCCAAAGAATCGATCACTAAAAGAGACAGATCCCCTGCCTGCATGATCTTGTGCGCCATGTCTACAGCTTGCTCCCCCCAATTAGGGCGGACATACACCAATTTCTCTACATCAACCCCAAGCGCAGCAGCCCAGTTCTTATCAAAACTGTTCTCAATGTCCATAAACGCACAGACATGATCAGGGTAGAGTTGTTGAGCCATAGCAATAGTCTTAAGACACATATTGGTCTTACCACTAGACTCAGGCCCATAAACAATGCTGAGCTTCCCCATAGGAAACCCACCACCAGTAGCCAAATCGAAAGGAAAAACTCCAGTTGGTAAACGAGGAACTATGTCATGTTTAACACCAACCGTTACAAGATCGTCTCCATAACTCTTCTGAAGAACTTCAACTACATCACGAAGACCACTCATTCCTCACTACCCAACTGGTCTTCAATTATCTCTTCCATACGTGCATTAACCCACTCAACTACCTCTTGAAACGTATTGTCAATAGTCCCAGTGGTGCATGGGATAGTAAGAGAAACATCAACCCGAGCAGACGAATAGTTACCCAGGTTTTTAGTGAGCCCTGCCGAAAATCCAACAGTGGCCATAGGTGCATTAGCCACTTCTGGGGACCCATTAATAGACATTTCATATAGGGTCTTTTCGACCCCACTGTGATTGTCCTTAACAGTTACTTTTTCAGCCTTAGTCGCTGGCTTACCTTTTATCGTCACCGCCATTTTGTTTCGCTCTCTGCTTTCTCTTGTACTCACGAGCATTCTTACGTTGCTTCTCACGGTAATCATGATCGTCTTGATACCGACGCCTACGCTGTTCGTTATACTCCTCTCGATGGTTTGCATACCACCTAGTAAAAGTTAACCTCTTTTTGTCTTTATCTATAGCCATTCAAATCATTTCCATGGAGACCACCATGGGTAGACATCTTCACTTATTTAATAAGTTTTGTCAAGCAATCTTTAGCCTCTTGGCTCCAATGGACGTATACCACCTATCACGTTTGCGTTGATACCCCATAATGATCTTACTGCCACCATCTACCAGATCAAAAACAACAGGCTCTTTCTTGTCTGGGTACTGCCGGAGAATACGCCCAACAATCTGTTGTACATTGCTTTTCGGAGTACCAAGGATACAAGTATCCCACCACGGAACATCAGTCGCTTCCGATGCCATTGCATAAGTAGCAAGAACAATTGGACGATATATAGCCTTCTCTCTCTCCGCAGCAGTCATACCCCCCACGTACTTACCTATGTCAACAGAAGGGACATCAAACTCTTTCTTGAGCATCGCTGATATTCTGTCAAGATGTTTGAGTTGATCACTAAAAACTACGACGTTACGACCCTTATTACGTACCAACGCAGCAAGAGAAGCAATACGCGCATTCCTTACATTGTTCCCAGCCATCATCCGCACGATATGCCCGATACGCCCTGGCCTATGCTCCACCGCAGGAATCATGAACCCAGTCTTGATGTACAACACCTTCGGAATCATAGGCAACGTCTCAGCTACAACGCGAACAGGACCAATGTGCTGACGGAATACTATATCCCTTCCATCCACTCTCTTAGGCGTTGCAGACAGACCTATGCGTACTGCCCCCCGATGCTGCCAGGCAAGGTTCGCAAAGTGCTCTGCTCCCATCCTGTGAACCTCATCAACCATCAATAGGCCATGATGTGCATAGACCCAACTCGGATATCTATCCCACTTGCTCATTGATTGAATCATACCTAGGGCTACAGGCTTGTGAGAGATGTTAAACCTGTCTCCTTGAATGATTGCGATGTCACTCTTAGCAAGCCCCAATACGTCCGTGAGAGCCTGAACCCACTGATTCTTAATATCCTCCTTGGTCACCACAACGAGAGCCGTCAATCCCATCTTCGCTATGAGCGTAGCCCCAACGTACGTCTTACCAAACCCTGTTGGAGCTTGAATGATGAACGACTCTTCATTGAGCAAAAGGTTATGGGCTTTCTCCACGACATCCAACTGCTCTTTATTTCGGGGCTTGAACAAGTCTTGATACTCAACCTGCTGGCCCCACGACCGCTGGTCATCCTCCGCAATAGGATTCACATTACGGGGTAACCAGATAAACTTCTTCCCATCCGGTACCCAATAATTATGAATCAACTCCTGATCATCAAACTTAGGCGCGTACGTGTACTTTTTCCTAAGTCCTTCGGAGTACGGAAACAACGTTCCAGCTTTAGTCATAATCGCTTTCATAAATCCTCCATGAAAAGCCCCCCGTTAACAGCCGACGCACTGGAAAACACGCCGTGAGGATATTAACCCTTCACGCATGACATTAAGCTGACCTTGACCTATCTCTTATCGGGGAAAACTATAATTCGTCTTCCACCGCTTCTTCTACGCCCTTCTCTGACCCCACCGCCTCGATACCAAAACCCATCTTTCTAAGGGTTTCTGCCGGCGTCTTCTGGATGGACTCTTCATAATCGAAGGGCTCAACTTCGTACTTTTCCATCACAGCTTTGACATCGTTTTTGGACTCGAAGTCGAACATGTCACCAACACTTGCGACACGATCATTACTGCGGGAAATCTCAAACCTACACCCGGCTAAACCCTCTTTCTTACCGGCAATCTTCTGAAGCTGTCGGTAAGTGATGCGTTTACAAGCGTAAAGTTTGCGCTGGTCCTTGTATATCTTACCGTCTTTCCCCTCGTGGGACGTATGATCGATAACGGTGAGCAACCCGATGTAATAAGGGTGATTACCCCCCTCACATAAAGGGCATGATTCATCGAACTGCTCCAAACATGGTATACGGGTCCACTTACCCGCAATCTTGATACCATGCTCCCAAAACATGGGAATATCCAAGGACCCATCTTCGGGCACAAGGTCACCATCTAGGAACGTGACTTCTCGGTCTTCACCTGCCTTCAGGTAAAAGTAATATGCACCTGAACCACGTTGCGCGGCCCGCGCATCTTCTTGAGCTACTACCTCAGCAGCCTCCTTTCCCCTCTTCATCCAAGATGTCTTGGATTTCAACTTTGTGGAAGACACGGATGCTTTAGCTTTCACGGTAATTGCCATCTGATACTCCTGGTCTATTGGTTTTGATACGGCCCCTTGGGCAACTTCAACTTCTTACAATAATATAGTTTTGTCAAGCGCACTTTGCACTTCATCCTCAGACTGATCCCCTGCATCTGTATCAGGGACGATATGCGTAACTGGGATCCCTTTATAGACCCCCATGTTGGTCATCTTTTCACGGGCTTCGTTTCCACCCTTCCCTGAGTCATACCACGTCACGATATGCGTAGCGTCCCAAAGCTTCCTCATCTTCACATGACTCACAGACGCCATTAGTCCAGCCACAACATTCGAATAACACCTAGCAATGCTCAATGCATCAAATGCACCTTCCGTCACGACTAAAGACCGATCCAAATCCATCTCGTTCTCATTGAACCAAACGTCAGTATCTCTATTCTTGTGAGGGTACATATAGAACCGAGGCTCAACGTCCGGGTATATCGTCCTACCCTGCAACGCCTTGAGTTCCCCCTTAGCATTGAATACAGGAAAACACACCCTCTCTTTGTTTGGATCCCAACGAATGTTGAAGTCAATCATCTGTGACTTCATTACCCCTCGACCCTTCAGATATTTCACAGCTAAAGGAAACAAATGCACTCGGGGGAACGACTCAAACCAGTCCATTGGAATAGGTTCAAGCAACTTTACCGTCTTTGCTATCTGCACGTCATAATCGATCCCAACGAAGTCGAATAATCCTCCATCAGACTCAGCAATCTCCCTCGCTAACTTAATCTGTGTGCCTTCAATGTACTTGTGGCGACGATTATATTGAGCAACTTCAATAACAAGATCTTCAAGATTACCTAAGAACTCACATGAGTAACATTTAGCAATTGACTCAGACGTGGAAATCCGAACACCGAAAGACGGGTTAATGTCATGACCTCCAGCATGAGTCCAACGAGCAAGAGGACATGGCCCCCGTATCCACTCACTTCCTGAGTGGTGGCCTACCGCGCCGAGCGCGTTTAACAGTTGTTGGATTCCTGGAGCTTTCAATCTCTTCAAACTCCCTTAGCCATTGGCTATATACACAATGCTTCTCGGATTCACGGATCTTCTTGTCCTTCTTACCGTGTCGCATCACCCCTGTCAGGATATTGCCCTTGAGCCATCCCCGATATTCATCCGGGGACAACGCTGCAAACAATACGTCCTTCACCTCACAAGCCACTCCAAGCACGTTCAACGCATAGTGACTACTCTTCTCGTCGGTAGGCATTGAGTTGTCTCCTTAGCCGCTGAATCTCGACTCTTAGCTGTTGATTGGTTTGTCGGATCTTTTTCAGATCCGCCCGATACTGACGAAGCACTGTCCCTACTGCCTTGGGGTAGTCTTCCGCCAAACCCTGAGCGTCATACCGGTCGGCGATATCGTGATAGATGGACCTAGCCGCTGCGGGTGTGCATTTCAGCAATCGATCCATCTGAACAAACGTCAGCCCCTGTGACTGACGTATGCCCAAGATATCTTCCTCCGTGTACCTCACTTAACAATTTTGCAGTTCCTACGCCCTGTGCCAAACGTTGAAGTGATGGTTTCGATCTCGGCCTTGGTCAGGTGCTCTCGCAGCGCGGTGATCGACACCTTCACTGATTTCAAGAACAGCCCCTTAGCTACCTTGTCGAGAAGCGTCCGGCATTTCATCATGTCGGTGACTTCGGTGGTCTGGACTTCCTTACCGATTCGAACCCGGTGCTTATTACCGGACACGATGTTGTCCCCAGCAGCGCCGCTGTACTCGATTTCGTATGTCGCTACCAACTGCTTTTGCGCGATGTCCCT